AGCTGCGCAGCGGTCACTTCGTCGACCTGTTGGAAGTGCTTCAGCGTTTGAGCGAGCTTGCTGGCATTGATCCGGCGTCTCACAAGCGTTGCTCCTCGGACTGCACACGTACGGTCTGTGTCAGCAGCCGCATCTGAGCGTTCATCATGGGAGCCAGTGCGACCGCATCCTCCCAGCGCTTGGCAATCAGCATTTGTTCGTACTGTGCCAGCATGCGCTTCATCTCGAGAAGCGGTGCGGCGTAGTCGGTGTAGGTGTCAGTCTTTTGTTTCATGTTCCAAGCCTCTTCCTCTTCACGAGTTACTTCGTACTGTTGATAGAGCTCACCTAGTGTTTTCACCACGGCGCTTCCTCCTCATTGCTCAATAGCCGAAAACCAGCTTTGCTGCCGGATTTGGGTGGGCGGGGCTCGGCGTTTAGGGGTGGGGGCTTCTTCGCCCGGTCGGGCGATTCGATTCGTGACAACTCTTCCGCTGTTGGAAAGGGCCACAGGATCGGCTTTCGGCTTTGGGTCTGACCGTTGTTTGACCTTTGGCGTTGTTGCGCTCCAATACTTCTTTCCGTCTCTGACCTCATATCTGACATGTCCTTGCTCCTCTAATTTGTTTAACACTCTCGAGATAGAAGCTTCACTGACGCAAAAGTGTTTCGCCAGCGTGGCAAAGGTTTGTGGCCTCACCCGCTCTTGTACGATCTGCAGTAGTCGTTCTTCAGTCATTTCACCTCCAATTTCATAGACCAGAACTTCTTCGGTTCTGAACCTTTTACTACAACCAAGGCAAGCCCTAATCCGTACCGGGCCTTCAACCTTGTGAACCCGAGTGCCGCTTTGGCATTCAGGACAGATCACGCTTACCCTCCAAAAGCGCAATAGCGCGTTTAAGTTCTTCGATACGCCCGTCCTTGACGTTGATGCGGGTCAAGGCAAGCAGTGCTGCTTGTAAGACAGTGATTGGATAGTTCATGTTTGTTTGAACCCCAGTCGCCGGATACCCAGTTCAAGCAGCATTGCAGCATCCTCAAGCCGATTATCGGAGCTACTGAATGACGTTTGCCACTCCCCGCCGACTCGCTTGCCGATAAGCCCAACGGAGATGATCTCCCCGTCCTTTGCTGCCTCCAGCCACTCCTCCAGCATGGCGATGACGTTCTCGTTGTGCGGGGTTGTGGCCTTGATAAATGGTTTGATGTTGTCGGTCATTTAGATCTCCAATGAATCATGCACGACACACAAGTTAGTGATTGTTCGTTCGAGTGTGATGTTTAGAGAAGATAAATGCCTGCTCAACGGTGAGCAGCTGGTAGTTGGTTCTGGGACGGGTTTGCAATTCGGTTCGTCCGTGGGTCGCAACAACGGCGACAATCGCCCCTCTAACTGCACAACGATCTCCTGTAGACGATTCAAATTCTTTTCAAACAGCTCGATCTGATACGGGATCGACTTTGGTCCCTGATATTCAGCCACAGGCTCTTCAATATACCGACCAAGTTTTTCATTACGCATGATTCTTCTCCTTTAGTTTTGCTTCGATGGCGCGGAGCAATTCATAACGTGAAAATCTCCGAACCAACTCGTCAGCCTCATCATCCGTTAGCCCTTGCCATTGGCGCTCATCCAACAGTTCGTTGATCATGCCCAGCACTTCACTGCACATGACTTTGACCGAGTTGTAGCCTTCGGAGTCATCACGGTCAGCAAGGTCATACGCTTCCTGCATGATGCGGACCAGAATGGGCTTGACGCTTTCCCGTCTCGCAATCTCCTCCTCCGTCAGCCCTTGCCACTCCCGGCGCGGTGGTGTGGTGTAGAGGGGTGTCCATTCATGGCCTTCTTGTTTTAATGAAACGCCACGATTCAACCCTTCATTGCAATACCACGCCACCGGCTTCTGCTCCAGAGGCTGGCAAAAGGGGCACTTGGTTATCCTCACACCGTGACCACACACCGGCTCCTGCCATGCCTCTGCTTGACACTTCTCCCATGTGGCGTCCACATACGCTTTCATTTCTTCTGGTGTTATGGGTTTGTTAGTCATTTCTCTCCCCTTGCTCTGATTGCGTCAGCCAGCAAGCACACATCGTCCCGGCCATTAGGCCAGTCATCACACACCCTCGCACACGCTTCACGCTCGGCAGCAGCGACAAGGGCGGCGAATTGACGAAAGCATTTGTTCTCACCATCAAAACCGACGAACCCAGCCTCACGCGCCATGCGGGTGATGTCATCTCGTGTCATCTCTCACTCTCCCATCCGGCTTGGAACCCCGCATCCCACGCCTTGGCCCAAGCGATGCACCAGAGTTCGTATGACCCGTCGAGCGGGAACTTGAAGTCTTCTTTGCTCTTCATCATTGCTTTCGTATCTTTGCGCTTGATGAATGCCGCCCAAGCTGCATCCCGTTCTTTGTTACTAATTGGTAGGTCGTCAAGCATCTCAATCTCCTATCATTCGACCGATGTTCGTCGGGTTACCGATCAACGCTTTGATCTCCGGTGGGATCTTGGGCAGTGGGTGCCAGCCGATCCACCACTTGTCTTTGCCGTCATACCAGCCGACCCCGGCGATGCCTCCTGCGTTGAGGAGCAGCACCTTTGGTCCGTTGGGGCAACTCGACATGGGCCTCCAGAGCAAGCCCGCATCTGTCGTTGCTTCGTCATTCGTCATATACATTCTCCCGGTACTCTCCGATTGACCAGATCCACGGGCATCCGTACGGGTAGCACTCGTCATCCCACCCTTCGGCGTGTATGCCATCCTGCAGTTGATACTTGATCGTGTCGTGGTCTGCTTCATTGAACGCCGGGATGACCTCATCGACTGCGATCTGTTTGGCGTGTGTTTCATCGAGCGCCGAGACGACATACTGGAAAGTACAGGTGACGGTGTATAGCTGGTGCATGAGGGTGTGAATTTGTTTAGGCATGCTGCTCTCCTCGATGCAGCCCGCCGTAGCGGGCTGCGGTTACGCTGTTACTTCTTCGCTTTCTTTGCTGCCGGTTTAGGCAGCGGGATGTAGCTTGGGCACATCCGCACGAAGGACCGCATGGGCGTGCGGGAGGCAGGCTCGTCGAAGAACTTGCGCTCCTTGAGTTCATGTGGCTGCAGGAACAGGTGCGGGTTGGCCGACTTGATGCGCTCGATCTCCTTCTCGAGGAGTGGGTTGTTCTCGCTGAAGTCTTTGGACTTGGGAACGGACTTGAGTGAATCAAACATTGCTGCTCTCCTGTTGGTCATGGTTTAACTGCGGTTGGGTTTGCTGCTCTGTGTCGAGCTTGCGGAAGAACGACCACTTGGCTCGAATCTTGGGATCATCACCGGGTGGCGTCCAGCCGTACTCGCGCCATGTGGCCTGAACGTCGGTGGTCTTACGGAACTTGCTGATGGGTGCATGCATGCGTCTCTCCGCGCCACCCTCGGGATCGAGGGCGGCGTTGTTGGATGTTGAGAATTAAGCGAGCGACAGGACGGCGTTGACTGCCCGTTGCTTCATGTCCGCACCTGGACCCCACTGGGCAGAGACGAAGCGGTTCTCATCCGACCGAGCACGGGTCCAGTGGTCGATGTACTCGGTCACGGCATTCACATAGCCCCAGCCGGTCTCGCGCACACCATCCAGATCAGAGCCCTTGCCCGCACCGTTGAACAGATCGAGGATCTTGTTGTACCCAGCCGAGGCGATGACCTTCTCGCCGCCACCCAGCACGACTTCGGTGAGTTCCTCGGCCTTGTCCTGATCGACCTTGATGTTCGCCAGCCGTGTGATCTGGTGCCGGAACGCATCCCACGCCGCCTCGTTCAGGCCCATGAACTTCTTGATTTCCTCGGGATCGAACTCGGTGCGGTGGGAGATCTTGACCCACGGCTGGCCTTCGGACGCCGCCATTGCCAAGGTGTTGCGGCAGACCACGCGAATGGTGGTTCTCCGGGCCTCGGTTCGTTGCGAACCGTCGGCGCTGGTTGAGAGGAGAAGATACCCCCCGACTTTATCTTTGACACTGGTCGGGCTGGCCTCCCCGATCTTGGCTGTCGCCCAGAAGCGCTTGCCTCCGTAGATCGTGCCTGCTGCCGACAGCTCGAGACCCCCCACCTTCACAATGTCCCGGAAGAAGTCGATGACCTCTCCGGGCTGCACGACCTTGTACGAGTCGCTCACCACACCGAGCGCATCCTTGGTATCGGAGCGCAGGAGCACGTGCTTGTCGGCGATCTCCCGCATGGGGACAGCCGGGTCGTGCGACACGGGATAGCGAACCTTCGCCCGTTGAATCCTCCAGTTCATCCCGGCAGCAGCACGCCACTCCTCGATGCTGGCGTTGTCCGCCATCGGCTGGCCCAGCCCGTGCCAAGGCTCACCGTCCGACTGACGGTAGGCGAACTCGACTTGTTTGGTGACGGCGTTGATGGTTAGTTCGTGGCTCATGTTACATCTCCAGAAAAGTGGGACATCTGTCCCGGTTGTGATGCTGCTTTGCAGCAGCGACTTGTCAACATACTCCAGATAAAGAAAGGGGGGCGCAAGCCCCCGGGTTGAGGAACTGATGTGCTGCTTAGTGGGCTTCGTACGACACGATGGTGTCGGGCTTCCAGCATTCCCGGCAGTCGTCACACCTACCGTCCTGATCAGGCGCGGCGCAGCGCTTGCCGATGGGTGCGTTGCCCTTGGTGTGCACGTTAGATGCGGTGATGTTGGGGATGTGTTTGAGAGATCTTGGTATGACTACGGGTTGGTCGACGAACATCGCTGACAGGCGGATGATCAGGTTAGGGGGGACGCTGTCACGTCCGTGCTTGGTGATGTAGTCCTTGACGATGCCGTACTCCCGGGTGGGTAGCCAGTGCCGAGTGTGTGGTGTGCGTCGTGCGATCTCGGCGATGAGTTCGAGGTGCAGCAGGGATTGAAGGTCGCCGGAGTCGTGCCAGCGGAAGTACGGGTCGGTCCCGATCAGGTGCACCATGCCTGCGATCCAGTAGTCGGGATCGTCGAGCGCAGCGAGTCGTGCGTGCTGGGCTGGCTCCACGGTGGCGTGGTACATAGCATAGAAGCCCTTGTTGGCGTAGCACTTGGAGCAGATAGAACCTGCGATCTGAGCCATACGCCAGCCTGTATGACAGGCAGCGGTGGGCAGAGAATAGGACTTGCAAGGCATCTTGCTGGTCTGCGTGACGCCACCGGTTGCTGCAACGGCGTCGGCCTTGCGGGTGAAGTGGATGGTTTGAAAGGTTTGGGTTTGCATTGCACTCTCCTGGAAAAAACCGGGACGCGTGTCCCGGGGTTGGTTTACTTGCTGATGTCGCGCTTGCCGTTCTTGTACTCGACGACCTGCAGGATGAACGCACCCTCGACCTGCGGGCGATAGAACTCGATGTCGTACTGGGCGGTCACTTCTCCCGGCACGTACCACACCCAGTAGGTCTGCTTGTGCTTGTCCATTTGCTTCATCAGCGTGTGCAGGTCGTCCCCTGTGCGCCACTCGAATACGTTCTCCACAAGGAAGTGGAAGGTGGGCTGGGGTACGGGGACGAGTCCCTCGGTCATGTTGATTTTCATGCTTACTCTCCTGAAAGAGGGGGCCGTAGCCCCCGGTTGGTTTAACTACTTACGCGCACACGATCTCGCGGATCTCTTCCTCGACCACTCGCGTGGTCACACCCTTGACCACCACCCGGCAGAGCGGCGAGTCGCTCTTCACATAAGCGTAGATCGCGACACGGATGCGTATGCCGAAGGGGGTTTGATGCGTGAACATGAAGTCCCTGTTGGGCTGGGTGTAGGTGTAGTCCTGCGTTGACGACTCCCAGTCTGCGAACTTCTCGAGCAGACGCGTGAGCCTCTTGTCCTTGAACGAGTCGAGCTCCCGCAGGGACACACCCATGCGCAGCGTGGTGTCATACGCATCGGCTGAGACATACACACCCTTACGCAAGGACGGGGGGAGCATCTCGAAGAAAGGTTTGAGATCGGATGCACGTGCACGCAGCAGGTTGTTGAATGCTTCCTGCTTCTTGATCTGCTCCCGGTTGGATTTGCGGGCATTGTGCAGTTTGGTATTGAACAAAGACATGACACTCTCCTGAAAAGGGGGCGTTGGTTGGTGTGCCCCCGGGTTAAATCCGGGACATCCGTCCCGGAATTTTTAGATTGCTTGATTCTTGTGCAGCCAGTAGTCCCGCGCCCAGATCGCCTGAAGCAAGGCGAGAAAGGCGTAGTCCATATCGATCACCTTCGAGCGCTGTGCATGATCAACAGCAAACTTAGTGCGCCGCGCCATGTACTCATGGAAGGGCAGCTCGAAAAGCCCTTGCTCACTCATCATTACTCTCCTTTCACATACTGAATGTACGCCTCCGCCGCAGCCAGTGCGGCTCGGGCCTCGGCTACGCTCGAAGCGACATACCCGTCTCGCTCGTAGGTCTCCCTCGGGTACATAGCCTCGTGCCCATGCTCGGCGTACGGCATGGCCCACCGCAGGGCTTCGGTTACTCGGCGCAGGGTTTGAAATTCTTCGTTCATCTCACTCTCCTTGGAAAAACCGGGACGGATGTCCCGGAATTGGTTGCTTACTTGATCAGCCCAGCCACACGCATCGCGATGCGCCAGTACTTGGCATACCGTGGGTGGTTCTCGTGGTGGTAGTGCATCGAGCGCTCGATGAAGTCGCCCGTCCTGTAGTCCTGCTCCGTCTCAGCGCTCACCCACTCGTTCGTTGTGCCCTGAGCGGGGGAGCAAGAGGTGTGGGTGTACTCGTGCATCCGACACACCAACTCGCCAAACGAAAGCTCTTCGTCCTGAACCTGACTGTCACCATCGGGACAGTAGTCGTCCTCGTCATCCGAAGGGGCAGGGTAGGTCGTCTCGACAAAAGCTACGCGGATCATCATCACTCTCCTCAAAAAGAAAACACAACCACAGTCAAGAACCAAAAGATCACCAATATAGCTAACGCCTTTAACAGCGTCATCCACCACGGCTCCATCTCGTTCATCACACTCTCCTTACAGACCGGGCATCCGCCCGTGTCGACGCGGCAGCACTTGATAGGCAGCTACCAACTCCTCGCGCTCCTGCTCGGTGAGCAGGCTCGTCCACTCCTCAACAAGAATCTGACTATCGGCACGCTCCAAGGCGAGGCTGAGCATCGCCAGACGCATCCGAAAGAACGCTAGATACAACCCCTCCGCGCTCTTGATGTTGCGCTTGGTCTGCTTTATCTGTTGCTGGATCTGGTGGCGTGTGGGTGTCTCAAGCTTGGTGCGGCGTCGTTGGTTGACCGCCCGCGCCTTGTTGTACCTGCACTTGGCACACACCTGACCCTTCACCGTACGATGCGCCCCTGCGCCGCGCCACCCATACTTCTCCCGCTCTCGCGCCGTCGCACGGCGTAGGAACGACTCCGGTGGGTGAGCACTCCCACACTTGACACATATTCCCGGGACAGGTGTCCCGGTTTTTCTCGGCGTCGGATGAGCTGCCTGCGCTGCCGATAACAGGCGCTCCATGTTGGAGAGCGGTATCTCCGTCAGATCATCACGATGCACGAGGTGCGTGAGCACCCGCTCGACTGCCTCCCAACGTGCACGAAGCGGTGTTCCAAGGGGCGATTGACGCTTGCGCACGTCCACCCAAGCGAAAACTTCACGCGCTGGCAGCGCGTCACGGCCCCGGAAAATTAGGCGTAGTCCCATGAAAATGTACCTTTCAGACGCAAAACGGCTCGGAAAGTAGGAAAGTGGTCCGCTGGTATCCTACATCACCCGCACGTAGCGAGAGAGAAAAAACCAATGCGATCAACAGCGTAGCACACGTACCCCGCATCATACCCCCTGTTTTCAGAAATTTAATAGCGCCTATATATAATTAGCGACGACGACGCACAGAGAAGCCCCCGGTAGAGAGAGTGGTGGGAGATAATTTCGTAGCTATATATATAAATTTTATAAAAGAGTATATATATAGAGGGGTTCGTGCGCTAAGCGCTTGAAAAGCTTGCGCTTGTTGTTCTGCGCTCGTGGGGGTGAAGAGGGATTTCGGTGGACCACTTTCACCTGCCTATTTTTTAGGCATTCCGGGACAGATGTCCCGTTTTTTTGGAGAGAGGGCGACATTGGTCGCCCTCTTTTTTGTGGCTCACTCCCAATTGGCGAGCACGCCTTTATCGTCGGCCTCGATGGAGAAGGCCCAGTTGATGGCTTCCTCGTCGTTGTCGTCGAACCGGGCGACGACTTCGTAGTAGCGACCGAACTCGTGAGGGAAGCCTTTGATCGCGAGATAGCCACGCTCAGGCTCGGGGTAGTGGCGCAGGATCTGGTCGCGGAAGCGAGCGCACTCTGCGCGGGCCTTCTGATCGTAGTCGGGTGTGCCGACCTGAGCGCAGTCCTCTTCGTGCGGGGTGCTGCCGATAGATAGGTAGTCCATGTGACTCTCCTGAAAGAAGGGGGCATGAAGCCCCCGAAAAGCGGGACAGGTGTCCCGGAAAGTTGCTGACGGGCTCGTCAGTAGGCGCGTCACGCCTAGACCCCCTTGCGGGGGTTTCGCCCTAGAAGTCCAGCGCTTCGACCCACGGGCCACCCGCATCGCGGGCAGCACGTGCTACCTGCATCCGGTCTGCGAGGAACTCGGGGAAGTCCATGCCCCACTTCGCGCACTCCTCGCGCACGCGGGGGTGCTGCCACATACGGGTGGCGATTTCGTGCACGGTCGTCTCTAAATTTTCGTCATACATCACACTCTCCTGAGGAAAAAGCGGGACACCTGTCCCGGAAGTTGCTGATGGGCTCATCAGTAGGCGCGTCACGCCTAGACCCGCTCACGCGGGTTTCGCCCTTCAAAACCGGGACAGCTGTCCCGGAAATCCGTCAATCACTTGCTGAAGGCGGCGGCGAGCGCCTTGCTGGCGAGCGACCGCGAGCTCTCGTACTCACTGGCAAGCTTGGCAAGCGTTGCCGCCGCCTTCAACAACTCGGCCGGAATTTCGACCTCGTCCCGCGTGGACTTCGGGAACAGGGCCGCGACCAGCCTCTGCACGCGCTTGCGTGCGGTCTCGTACTTCGCCGCACTCGAGTCGAACACGATCTTGCCCGTGCTCTTCGTGATGAGCGGAACCGCGTAGTGCGAGCTCGCGCACTCCTGCGCAAGCGCCGTGAACTTGGCCTCGCTCATCCGTCCAGCCGCAGCCTTCACGGCTGCGATGGCACCCTCCTCGCGGTCGGCTGCGTTGAAGGCGGCGATGATGGCTTTGCTGAGTGACATGGTACGTCTCCAAGAAAACGGGACAAGTGTCCCGAAAGGGTTGCGTTGCCTGACTGACAACGTGATTCCATTATAGCATAGGGCCTTTTTTGCCATCTTATTTGTGGCGACCCCCACCCCCCAAATCTGCAATGAGCCTCTCGGCGGCATGGCATGAACAGTGTTTCGCACCGACACTCCCCATTTTTCCAATTCTTTGCCAAACCCCGCTAGCGCCTATCTGTGCAACACCCCCCTACCCTTTCAAAACGCGACCCCCCTCCCCCCTATATAAAATTTTTGCGGTGTTTTCTGTCCAAACTTGTTTCTTGTAGCGCTGCGGTGTATATTGGACAAAATGGGAGCACAGTCTCATGTTTGAACAGTTGATTTCTTTTTCTCCAGAACCGGAGACGCAGGCGGATTTTGAACCGCTGGAAAAAGCAGCACCCTCTAAAATACTGTCCGCGCAGACTGCAACGGCGGATTGGTTAAAAGAGTTGGGTGTGCCGCCTGATACGTCCATTACCGAGCGCCAAGAGCAGGCGGCAGCGCGAGAAGCGTTCAACGCGCTCAATTTCACACCAGACACCGCTGAGCAGCGTACTGCGCTAGCATCCATTAAGACTCCCGCTGCGGTGCAGCACCTCGTTGGCATGCTGACTGCCTACGACTGGGAGTTTGTGGAGCGAGCTAAAGAGCTGCGTAGCTACACAGTTTCTAAAATCCTCGAAGAAACGACCCATCCCGACGCCAGAATCCGGCTCAAAGCTTTGCAAATGCTGGGCAACGTGACGGAAGTGGCGCTTTTCACGGAGCGTGTGGAGGTCACTAAGAAGGATGTGTCGGAAGAAGAGATCGAAAAACGGTTGAGGGAGCGCCTCTCCAAGCTTCTGACGCCTGCTGACGGGGCGTCTATTACCGAAATTGAGTACGAACCGCAAGAAAAAGAGCTGGACGACGAGATCAGCGTGGTAGCGGAGCGCACCAATGCTTGAGAATTTGGACGAGCAGGCGCTTTCTGCGTTGCTTGCTAACTTAACTAACCTGCCCAAAGCTGAAAAGAAGGCGTTGCTCGACGAAATTGAGTCGTTGGAGCAGAAAAAAACGCTCAAAAACACGCGGGAAGACTTTCTTGTCTTCTGTGCGCGGTTGTATCCCAACTGGAAAGAAGGTCCGCATCACCGTTTTCTCAAACCACTCTTGCACGAGGTCAAGGAAGGGGTGCAGACGCGGCTGACTGTCTCGATGCCGCCTCGGTTTGGGAAGTCGGAGACCATTGCCTACCTGTTTGTGGCGTGGTACCTCGGGCATAACCCGCATCACCACATTATGATGGCGACGCACACGGCGGCGCTCTCAGCAGACTTTGGTCGGAAGGTGCGCAATCTGATCGATACGCCTGCCTATCAAGAAATTTTCCCCGGAACACAGGTCTCCAAGGACAAAAGTGCGTCTGACAACTGGACGACAACGGCGGGGGGCAAGTATTTAGCGATTGGTATCGGTGCAAACGTCGCCGGTCACGGCGCACACCTACTGATTGCCGACGACTTGGTGTCAGAACAGGCGGTTCTGGCAAATCCTGACGCAGCGTTCTCCACAGCGTGGGAGTATATGCAGGTTGGCCCGCTTCAGCGTCTGATGCCGGGGGGTCGGATCATTATGATTGGTACGCGCTGGGGGAAAAAAGATCCCATCGGGCGTGCGCTGCAGTGGGCGGTAGAGAATCCTGAGAGTACGCCGTGGCGTGAGGTGCGGTTCCCCGCCATTCTCCCTTCCGGACGCAGCCTGTGGCCTGAGCAGTGGCCGATTGATCAGTTGCAGGCTAAACGCGCAGGCATGCAGTCTCAGTTCTGGTCTGCGCAGTACATGCAAGATCCGACTTCTGAAGAAGGAGCCATTCTTAAAAGAGAGTGGTGGCAGCTATGGGATCAGGATGCGCCGCCACCGGTGGAGTTCACGATGCAGGTCTGGGACACTGCCCACGACACAAAAAGCCATAACGACTACAGCGCCTGTGTCACGATGGGTGTGTTCTTTAATGAGAATAAAAACCGTCACGAGCTGATTTTGTTGAACGCCTTTAAGGCTCGGCTGGAGTTTCCGGACCTTAAAAAACGTTGCCTCGAGCATTTTAAGGAGTGGGAGCCCGACTGTTTGTTGATTGAGAAGAAGGCAGCAGGAGCGCCGCTGATTCAGGAATTGCGGCAAATGGACATGTTTGTGGAGGAATACAGCCCGTCCCGAGGCAAGGCGGGTGTATCCAATGATAAGCGAGCGCGAGTAAACTCCGTTGCACCGCTCCTGTTTGATAGCGTCGTCTGGGCACCAGACTTGCGTTGGGCGCACGAGTTGATCAATGAATGCGCTGAGTTTCCCAACGGCGAGCATGATGACTATGTCGACTGCATCACAATGGCACTGATGCGCTTTCGTCGGGGCGGGTTTGTGTCGCTGACTGATGATCGTCGCGAAGATCAGCAATACTTCAGGTCACGCCGTGCGGCGTACTACTAGGAACAAACATGGCAACGAATATCGACAAAGCGCTCTACACCACACCGGCTTCGCTCGACTTGGCGCAACAACCTAATCCGGCACCTATTGAAATCGAGATTGAGAATCCCGACGCCGTCACCATCGGTATGGATGGGCTTGAGATTGAGCTTGTGCCCAGAAAAGAAACTGCCGAAGACTTCAACGCCAACTTGGCCGAGTACATGGACGATGGCGAGCTGCAGTCCCTAGCCGCTGAACTTTTGTCGGACTTTGAGGATGACATCTCCAGTCGCAAGGACTGGATGCAGACGTACGTGGACGGGCTTGAGTTGCTGGGGATGAAGATTGAGGAGCGCTCGGAGCCTTGGGAGGGTGCGTGCGGGGTGTATCACCCGATGCTCTCCGAAGCGCTGGTGAAGTTTCAGTCCGAGACCATGATGAGTACCTTCCCCGCAGGCGGGCCGGTCAAGACCAAAATCATCGGCAAAGAAACACCTGCCAAGAAACAGTCTGCAGAACGCGTGCAGGAAGACATGAACTATCAGCTCATGGAGCGGATGGTCGAGTACCGGCCTGAGCATGAGCGCATGCTGTGGGGTCTGGGCCTCGCCGGTAACGCGTTCAAAAAGGTCTACTACGATCCCAATATGGAGCGGCAGGTCTCAGTGTTCGTCCCCGCTGAAGACATCGTCGTCCCCTACGGAGCCTCAGATATTGAGACTGCGCCTCGCGTGACCCACGTCATGCGTAAGACTGAGAATGACCTGAAACGCCTTCAAGTGGCAGGGTTCTACCGAGACGTGGATTTGGGCGAACCGGTCAATATCCTCGATGAAGTCGAGAAAAAAATCGCCGAGAAGCTGGGCTTTCGTGCCACCTCCGATGATCGGTTCAAACTGCTCGAGATGCAGGTCGATCTCGATCTTCCCGGCTATGAACACGAAGACGGCATCAAACTGCCATACATTGTGACTATTGAGAAAGGCACGCAACAGGTTTTAGCTATCCGTCGGAACTGGGAAGAAGACGACAAGACCCACGCCAAGCGGCAGCATCTGGTGCACTACGGCTACATTCCCGGCTTTGGGTTCTATTGCTTTGGTCTGATCCACTTGATTGGAGCCTACGCCAAGAGCAGTACATCAATCCTTCGGCAGTTGGTGGACGCCGGTACGCTCTCGAACCTTCCGGGAGGCTTCAAAGCCCGTGGCATGCGGGTGAAAGGCGATGACACGCCAATTTCCCCGGGAGAGTGGCGCGATGTGGACGTGCCAAGCGGTGCTATCCGGGACAATCTGCTGCCTCTGCCCTACAAAGAACCCAGTCAGGTTTTGGCAGGATTGATGGACAAGATCATTGAGGAGGGGCGTCGGTTTGCAAACACCGCCGATCTTCAGATCAGTGACATGTCGGCGCAGGCTCCGGTGGGTACCACTCTTGCCATCCTCGAGAGAACGCTGAAAACGATGTCGGCGGTGCAGGCCCGCATCCACTATTCGATGAAACAGGAGCTGAAACTCCTGAAAAAGATCATCGCGGCGTACACGCCAGAGGACTACAGCTACGAGCCGGAGGTTGGAGATCGTCAGGCTAAGCGGTCGGATTATGACGATGTGGACGTGATTCCCATCAGCGATCCGAACGCCAGCACGATGGCGCAGAAGATCGTCCAGTACCAAGCGGTGCTGCAGTTGGCTCAGGCGGCTCCGCAGATCTACAACATGCCGCTGCTGCACAGGCAGATGCTGGACGTGCTGGGTATCAAGAATGCTGAGAAGCTGGTGCCGATGGATGAGGATCAGAAGCCGACCGACCCGGTGACTGAGAATCAGAACGTCCTGATGGGTAAGCCCGTGAAGGCATTCTTGTATCAGGACCATCAGGCGCACATCACGGTTCACATGTCAGCGATGCAAGATCCGAAGATCCAAGCGCTCATGCAGAACAATCCGTCTGCGCCGCAACTCATGCAGGCGATGCTTGCGCACATTAACGAGCATCTTGGGTTTGAGTATCGCAAACAGATTGAGCAGCAGATGGGTATGGCGTTGCCGCCTCAGAAAGACGAGGCAGGCGAAGAAATCAACATGGACCCCCGTGTCGAGGCGCAGTTGGCTCCGATGCTGGCACAGGCTGCGCAGCAGTTGCTCCAGAAGAATCAACAAGAGGTTCAACAACAGAAAGCGCAGCAACAGGCGCAAGATCCGCTGGTGCAGTTGCAGATGCAAGAAATGCAGATCAAAGCGCAGGACCAACAGCGTAAAGCGGCTAAAGATCAGGCTGACGCAGCGCTTAAACAGCAGCAATTGCAGATTGAACGTGAACGGATTGCTGCCCAACAGGCGACAGAGAATAAGCGCACGCAGATTGATGCAATGAAGACAGCAGCGCAGATGTACCACACTGAAACGCAGAACAAACGGTCTGTGAATATAGAGGCACTGAAGTTTGTCGCAGATTTGGAAAACGAAAAAGAATTGCGTGCCATGCAAGAACGTCTTCGTGCCCGTCAAGAAAGGTCGAGGACTTAATAAATGGACGCATTTGAAGTTTTAGTTTCTCAGCTCGATGAGAAAGTTGCGCAGCTTAAAGATCATTTGTCTGAGGGCAAGGCGCTTAATTTTGAAGAGTATAAAAAGTTGTGCGGGGAGATTCGAGGTCTACTCCTTGCGCGTGGTTACATCATAGACCTTCAACAAAAAATGGAGTACTCGGATGAGTGAAATTTTGCTGGCTACAAACCCCAGCAGCCCTCAAGTGGTTGGCATGTACCGACCAGACGCGACCGCAGAAGAAAAAGCTACGCAGCTCCCAAAACCCTCGGGATACCGCATTCTGTGCGCGGTACCTGATGTGGAGAAGGAGTTTGATAACGGGCTTGCCAAATCTGCTGAAACCATTCAGATGGAAGAAACTCTAACCACGGTGCTGTTTGTGGTGGAGTTAGGACCAGACTGTTATAAGGACGCGGCGCGTTTCCCCACGGGACCGTGGTGCCAGAAAGGAGACTTTGTACTGGTTCGCCCGTACTCAGGTTCTCGACTGGTGATTCACGGTAAAGAGTTCCGACTCATCAACGATGACTCGGTTGAAGGCGTGGTTCAAGATCCACGCGGCATTCGACGCAAATAAGAGGAGCACAAAATGCCTCAACTCGCTGAAGAAGAATTTAAGTTTCCTGACGAAGTGGAAGAAACACAAGGCAAAGCAAAGGAAGCGCCTGATCTCGAAATTGAGATCGAGGACGATACGCCTGCAGAAGATCGCGGACGTACCCCGCTGCCAAAGCCTTTGGTTGAAGAGCTTGAGCAAGACGAGCTGGAAGATTACGACGAAAAAGTCAAAACCAAATTTAAGCAGATGCGAAAAGTTTGGCATGACGAACGTCGTGAAAAAGAAGCCGCTTTGCGCGAACAACAGGAAGCAATTACGCTGGCGCAACGCCTTCTCGAAGAAAACAAACAGATTAAAAGTCTGCTTGCGACGGGAGAGAAAGAGTATGTCGCTACTGCGCAACATGCAGCAGAGATGGAGCTTAATGCAGCTAAACAAGCATTGAAGGCCGCGCACGAAGAGTTCGACGCCGACAAGATTGTTGAAGCGCAGCAGGCGCTGCAGACAGCAACTTACAAGCTGATGCAGGCAAAGAGTTTTAGGCTCCCCCCTTTACAAGAGGCTGAAACTCCTGTACAAAACAATTTACCGGCTCAACCGGCTGCACCTCGGGCTGATACTAAGGCGTTGGCGTGGCAAGAACGTAATCCTTGGTTTGGCGCGAATAAGGGCATGACGGCATTTGCACTGGGACTTCACTCCGAATTGGAAGAGTCTGGTGTGCCTGTTGGGTCAGATGAATACTATACCGAGTTGGACAAAACGATTCGGAAGCGTTTCCCCGATTTTTTCGGGGCTGAGGATGCGAAGCCCGCGTCAAAAGCGAAAGCTAGCACCGTAGTAGCTCCGGCTACGCGTAGTACGTCTTCAAACAAGATCAAGCTGCGTGCAAGCCAAGTTCAGCTCGCAAAAAAGCTGGGACTAACGCCGGAACAATACGCACGGGAACTGTTGAAAATGGAGGCTCAAAATGGCTGAAAGTCGCACGCCCCGTGACGTTGAAACGCGGGAATCTAAAGCTCGTCCTAAGCAGTGGCAGCAACCCGAATCGCTTCCCGAACCCGATAAGATGCCGGGATATGCGTATCGGTGGATTCGCGTTTCTACGCTCAATACGGCGGACCCTCGTAACCTTTCCGGGAAACTCCGTGAGGGTTGGGAGCCGGTGCCCGTAGAAGAGCAACCGAAGTTTAGACTGCTAGTCGATCCTGCGTCTCGGTTTCGGGACAATATTGAGATCGGTGGTTTGTTGCTTTGCAAGACGCCCGTCGAATTTGTAGCCCAGCGTAATGATCACTTCAATAGGCAGGCTGCAGGTCAGATGGAGTCTGTGGACAACAATCTTATGCGTCAGAGTGACCCGAGGATGCCGCTCTTCAAAGAGCGTAAGTCTTCGACGAGCTTTGGCAAAGGCACTTAACATTTAGGAGTCAAACATGGCTTACCCCTCTGTTGACGCCGCGTATGGTTTCAAACCCATCAATGAGCTGAATGGGCTACCGTATGCTGGCGCTACGCGACAGATTCCGATTGCTCGTAGCTATTCCACCAGCCTGTTTTATGGCGATCTGGTCCAGCTCACGACTGACGGTACTCTGATCAAAACGTCTTACTCCGCCGCTACCAGCCCCACCTCGGTGATCGCTGGTTTGATCGGTGTGTTCGTTGGCTGCTCGTATACCAACCCGTCGACGGGTCAGAAACTCTTTGCTCAGTATTATCCTGCGAGCACTGCAGCGGATGACATCGTGGCGTATGTGGTGGACGATCCGTCGGCGGTCTTCAAAGTCGTCATGGTTGGTCAGACTTCGACTGAGAGCAACACGGCTACGGCTGTTGGTTATGCAAACCAGTCGTTTGTTGGCACTAACGTGTACGCTGTTACGGGTACCGCTGGTAGCACCACGACGGGCAACTCGAAGATGGCAGTCTCTGGCGATGGTCCTACGACCGGAACCGGTAACGTGCGTGTGGCTTCTACGTCGCTGCCTTTCCGTGTGATTGGCGTGGTTCCCGAGACGGCTTACACCGTGACGGGCACTGGGTCATCGGCCGGTACGACCATCACGTTGGCTGCTGCTGTGACTGGCCTTCAGGCTGGTATGCAGGTCATCTGCCCGCAAGCTACGGCTGGCGGTGCTCCCGGTAACTACAATTACGTTACCAACGTCAACAGTACGACTGTAACGGTTGCTGCGACCCTCACCGCCGCTGCCAGTTCTTCGTTTACCTTTATTGGGTATCCGGAGGTGCTGGTCAAGTGGAATCAGGGCTGGCACAGCTATCAGTTCGCTACGGCGCTTGCTTAAAGGGGAACTTAAATGGCTATTTCACGCGCACAACTACTGAAAGAGCTGCTCCCCGGGCTGAACGCGCTGTTCGGTCTGGAGTACTCGCGTTACGGCGAAGAGCACAAAGAGATCTACGAAACCGAGACCTCCGAGCGTTCGTTTGAAGAGGAAACCAAACTGTCTGGCTTCTCCGCCGCTCCGGTGAAGAACGAGGGCAGTGCGATTGCCTACGATAACGCGCAGGAAGCTTGGACCGCTCGCTATAACCACGAAACCATTGCTCTGGGTTTCTCGCTGACGGAAGAGGCGATTGAGGACAACCTCTACGACTCGCTGTCGGCGCGTTACACCAAGGCTCTGGCCCGTGCGATGGCGTACACCAAGCAGGTCAAGGCGGCGTCCACTCTGAATAACGGCTTCAACTCCGCGTATGTCGGCGGTGATGGCGTTTCGTTGTTTAGCACGGCGCATCCGTTGATCTCCGGCGGCACCAACAGCAACACGCCTTCTACCGCTGCTGACCTGAACGAAACGTCGCTTGAGGCGGCGGTCATTCAGATCGCTGGCTGGACGGATGAGCGTGGTCTGCTGATCGCTGCTAAGCCGAAGAAGCTTGTTGTTCCCCCGGCCCTGATGTTCGTTGCAACCCGTCTGCTTGAGACCGAGCTTCGCGTCTCGACTGCGGATAACGACATCAACGCGCTGAAGAACAACGGCTCGATCCCGGGCGGTTACACGGTCAACCACTTCTTGACCGATACCAACGCGTGGTTCCTGACCACCGATGTTCCCAACGGTATGAAGCACTTTGTGCGGACCCCGCTGCAGAACTCGATGGACGGTGACTTCGATACCGGTAACGTGCGGTACAAGGCTCGCGAGCGTTATTCGTTCGGCTGGTCTGATCCGCTCGGTATGTACGGTTCGCCGGGTGCTTAATCAGTTTAATGACTGATTGGAAGGGGGCTTCGGCCCCCTTTCTTTTTTATATTAGGTGTGATACAACAGCACTATTCCGGGGTCATCCCGTGTATCAGGCAGTCCCGGCTGACGACATGCAGACTGATACACGCTACTCGCATGTGAGGCTTAAATGTCTAATACCACCTTCTCCGGTCCAGTTCGGTCCCAGAACGGCTTTCAAACTATTTCCGTTAACTCGACCACGGGCGCGGTTACGACCACTTCGACGATTGGTCCCGCGATGAGCGTGGATTCGGTTTCCGCGACGGGTAATGTCACGGCAGATAGCGGCACGGCTCCTGCTTCGGGTGGAATGTCGGCGATTCTTATCAGCTCGACCGCTAACTTCGGTATTTTTGTTGGTTCCGGTGCGCCGACAATTTCTGCTGCGCAAGGTTCGCTGTATCTTCGTACTGACGGCACGACGACGAACGACCGTATCTATGTGCGTGGTTCGGCTGCTTGGATCGCCATCACGACCGCGTCCTAATGGAGGTTTGCCATGATGCAGACCGATGTAAAAGCTGGGTACGTTAGTGCCACAGCCACAGTGTTTAGTGGTCGAACTCGGTTTAAAGGTTTGGTGGTGACGCCGGGTTCGACTACAGGCACGGTCGTTGTAAGAGACGGCGGCGCTAGTGGTGCAACTGTTTTTTCAACGACTACGCTGGCAAACGGTACTCCGTTTTCAGTGTTGATTCCGGGCGAAGGTGTTGTTTGTGCCACCGATCTGCACGTGACTGTGACCGGTACTGCGACGACTGCCACGGTGTTTTACGGGTGATGTATGGACTTTGATACCGCATTCCATACGCTTCTTGGTCATGAAGGGTCGTATTCAAACCATCCGAATGATCCGGGTGGGGAGACGATGTGGGGCGTCACGATTGCTGTAGCGCGTGAGCACTGCTATGACGGCCCTATGAAAGATATGCCGACGGATGTTGCGAAGGCGATCTACAAAAAGTCGTATTGGGATGCGGTTCAAGCCGATAAGCTGCCTCCTGTAGTTCGGTATGCTGTGTTCGATGCTGCGGTCAATAGCGGTGTCGGAGCTGCGGTGAAGTGGTTGCAGCAGTCCGTTGGAGCTACGCCTGATGGGGTGCTCGGGCCAAAGACATTGGCCGCTCTCAATGAAGTCAATCCTGATGGGCTGCTTCGGAAGATGTTGGCTCGGCGGCTTCGAGCCATGACGGAGATGAAGAATTGGCCGTCTTTCTCTGCTGGGTGGGCTAGACGGATTGCAAGCTTGTTGGAGTCGTAAATGAACAATCTTCGGCAGGAAATCGCCAAGCTGAGAGCCGAAGCGGAAGTCGAGCTTCGTAGGCTTGATGCTCAAGCCCCTGCCAAAGAAGTCGCTGGTAAAGCGATTGGTAGGCATGGCCTCTTCTATATCACCCTGATCGTCATCATCGGCGTTGTCTCCAGTCTGTACCTAGAGTCCGACAAGATCGCAGCTGTGATGGGTCTTTTAGGTGCTTCGCTTACCGCGCTTATTTCCATGCTCAACGGGATCGCCGGGGCTACACCCAAGCAAGAAAAGCCCGAGTTCCAAGTCATCCAGACGCTGATCGAAAAGCTTGACAAGCTGGATCGACAAGAGCCGCCTATGAAAGTTGATGTCACCGAAGGGCGTGTAACGGTTACTAAAGGCGACGATCATATAACCGCCTCGAAATAAACGACATAAGTCAAAGATGAAATGATTGACTTTCACAAAACCATAGCTGCTGTTGCCGCTAGCATTGCGGCGCTTGGCGGTGGTTACACGCTGTTTGACAAGTGGGGCTTGTTGGACAATCAAATCATTCAGTGGGCACCAGAACACTTTAAGATCGCTGATACGAAGATTGGCGAGCCAATCATGGTAACAGTAGCCCGGATCAAGAAGCGTGACGATTGTTCAGTTGAGTCGTTTATTCCAGCAATTCGCGACGGCAACAACGTTGTGCATGAAGCGGTGTCGTCAAACCCAAACTTTGCAGGGCCTGCAAGTCACGAAATTGATACGTTTACATATTTGCTGACGTTAAAACAGGTTCCGGCACCTGGGAAAGCGACATTGCTGGCGACCATCAAGTACAAATGCCCGGAAGGTGACCGTGTAGTCATTTACCCGAAGCACCCAAACTTAGCATTCAACCTGAGAAACTGACATGGCCCCCCTTCTTGCCGGTATCGTCTCAAGCCTTCTTTCAAACAACCTGCCGAAGGTTGCTCAGGCGGTCGTGGACAAGGGGCTGGACTACGTTCAAGAGAAGACTGGGATTGAGCTAAAGCCCGACATGAACGCAGAAGAGATCAAAGCTCTGCGTGAGTCTGCCATGAAGCATGAGGAGTTCATGGTCGAGCAAGCCAATAAAAACACGGCTGACGCTCGGGCGATGCAGACCGCTGCATTGCAGCAAAATGATACGTTCTCCAAACGCTTTGTCATGTATTTGGCGACGTTTTGGTCCGTCACTGCAGTCACGTATATTTTCTTTATCACCTTTGGTACGATTCCAGAAATCAACGTCCGTTTTGCGGATACGATACTTGGCTTTCTCCTTGGCACAGTGGTCGCAACGATCCTGAACTTCTTCCTCGGGTCTAGTGCTGGCAGCAAAGAGAAGACTGACGCGCTGACGGCAGAGCTGAAAGAACAAAAGAGGTAAACATGGCTAAGACTCCTGCATGGCAGAGAGCGGAAGGCAAGAACCCCAAGGGTGGGTTGAATGCCAAAGGCCGAGCCAGCTACAATGCGGCTAATCCGGGCAAGCCGGGTCTCAAGCCTCCTCAGCCTGAAGGTGGAAAGCGCCGGGATTCATTTTGTGCTCGGATGAAAGGGATGAAGCGAAAGCTTACTTCCGCTAAAACGGCAAATGATCCCAACAGCCGGATTAATAAGTCTCTCCGCGCTTGGAATTGCTGACATGAAAAAAGCACGCAAATATCAAAGCGGTGGCGTTTTAGCCGATAAAAATCCGAACATTCAAGATGATGTTAGGCAGAGGGCGTTGATGTATGCGGGGCTTGGGGCGCAAGACCGCAATATTGTGGCAGAAGGTTTTGCAAACGATATTAAGCGTCAGCAGCAAGCGGAAGCTGAAGGACGCGACGCTGCATTGCGTGCGCAGCCCGAAATGGACAAAATTATTCGTGCGGCTTTAGCACGTGAAAAAACCCGAACACGTGAGCAGCCTTCTGCAAGGATGCAAGAAGTTATACGCGTAGCAAAACTTAGAGAGGCTAATCCTAACGTCGAGACCGAGTACACAGCGCCTGATAAGCTTAGGTGGCCTGCGTTTCTTCCTTCGTCAGACTACGGACATAAAAAAGGCGGCGCTATTAAAATGGCGTCGGGCGGTTCGGTGAGTTCCGCTTCTAAACGCGCTGACGGTATCGCTCAGCGAGGCAAAACTCGTGGCAAGGTGTGCTGATGGAAATGCCGCTTTGGAATACAGTCCTAACTGTAGCGCTTGGGCTGTTTGCATGGGTTTTCAAAGAGAAGGCCGCAGAGCTTAAACGCCTTGAGATCCTCCTGAACAAAACTCGGGAAGAGGTTGCCAAAGAGTATGTGACGAAAGTCGAAGTACACAACGACATCAATCGGGTACTAGATCGTCTTGATCGTTTGGAAGCCAAGATTGATGCGTTCATCAAGGATCAGAGAAGTGCCCTCAACTAGTCAGAAGCAACACAATCTTATGGCGTTGGTTGCTAACAACCCCGCCGCAGCCAAACGCATCGGCATCCCACAGCGCGTGGGCATGGAGTTTATGCAAGCCGACAAAGGTGTTAAATTTAAGGATAGCAATAGACCGCGTCCTGATCAGCAACGTATCAACAGCCCGAAGACCAATCAAGGCGCTTCGGAATTTTTTAAAGAAGGTGGTGCCATGAAAGAGTCCAAAGCAATGGTCGGTAAAGAAGTGGCCTTTATGAAAAAGAAAGGTGCTCCCGCCGCTATGATCAAGCACGAGATGGCCGAAGCCAAAGGTATGAAGTACGGCGGCAAGACCAAAAAGATGGCGGGTGGCGGGCTAGCTGCCGGACATAAAGCGGCTGATGGGATTGCCAAAAAAGGCAAGACCAAGGGCACGAAAGTGGTGATGCGTAAAGGCGGGATGTGCTGACATGCCTAATCCACGTAAACCCAAAGTAGTCGGCCCGTTTGAGGGCGTCAATCCTCCGGATGACGTTGGTGCACCGCCAGCATCTACGCCGAAACCGCCGGTCAATGAGCTGACGCCATCGCCTGAAATGATGCGAAAAATGGACGCGGAAGCCGAGCTGCAAAAGCTGCGTGATGAGTCCGGCAAAGCCGCTGAAATTTCTCGTCGGTCAGCGATGGGCACGTTGAAGCGGGCAAAGGGCGGCTCTGTCAGTTCAGCTTCCAAACGTGCAGACGGTTGTGCACAACGCGGCAAGACGAAAGGTCGTTTCGTCTAAGGAGCGTCGCTATGATGGCTTCTCGTGGGATGGGGGCTATTAGCCCCCGGAAGATGCCGGGTCCGAAGCGAAAACAACGCCGTGACGATACGGCGTTTTATGAGTATGCTGAGGGTGGGTCTGTCAATGCTGCGGGCAACTACACGAAGCCGGGGATGCGTAAAGCACTGTTCAACCGCATCAAGGCTCAGGCGGTGCAGGGTACGGCGGCAGGGCAATGGTCCGCGAGGAAAGCGCAGCTCCTAGCGAAGCAGTACAAGGCTAAGGGTGGGGGGTATCGAGATTGAAAGCCCCGCAGCAGTCGCTTAAAGACTGGACCGCTCAGAAATGGAGAACAAAGAGTGGAAAACCGTCCTCCAAGACTGGTGAACGTTACCTTCCTGAAGCTGCTATCAAAGCTCTCAGTCCTGCCGAGTATGCCGCTACAACTCGTGCGAAACGGGCTGGCAAGGCTAAAGGAAAGCAGTTTGTTAGTCAGCCTAAAGGCATTGCTCAAAAAACGGCGAGGTATAGATAAGTGACTACCACCGGTACCGCCACATTCAATCTTGACGTTAACGACCTCATTGAGGAGGCGTTCGAGCGTTGCGGGCAAGAGCTGCGTACGGGCTATGATTTTCGGACGGCTCGGCGTAGCTTGAACCTGCTGACGATTGAGTGGGCGAACCGGGGCATTAATCTGTGGACGATTGAGCAAGGGCAGATTCCGCTCTACCCTAATCAGGCCATCTACGCGCTGCCCAACGACACCATCGACCTTTTAGATCAGGTCACGCGCACGAATGCAGGTGTCGGAACGACGCAAGTCGACATCAACATTAATCGGATCAGTGAGTCCACGTACTCTACGATTCCTAATAAGTACGCATCGGGTCGGCCCATTCAAGTCTGGATCAACCGTCAGACGGCTGAGTCAAACGCGACAACGGCAACGGTGGCAACACAGAATGCCGCCCCGGCTGATACGACGATTTACGTCAATGATGTCACGCAGTTTGCAGCCGCAGGTTTTGTGAAGATCGGTAATGAGATCATCAGTTACAGCAATCTAACTCAGCCGAGCCCCAGTTCGACGGCGGGCTACTTTAGCTATTGCGGGCGCGGGCAACAGAACACGATTGCCGCTACACACAACGTTGGTGCTGCGATCTCGGTCGTGCGGCCCCCGTCGATCAATATCTGGCCGCTGCCCAATCAAGGTTCGATTGGTGATCCGTTCTACATGTTTGTGTACTGGCGCTTGCGTCGGATGCAGGATGCGGGCACGGGCACGAAGACGGAGGACATTCCGTTTAGACTGCTGAACTGCATGGTGGCGGGGTTGGCGTACTACCTGTCGATCAAGTTGCCCAACGCTACGCCGGATCGGATTGCGATGCTGAAGGCAGACTACGAGCAGCAATGGCAGTTGGCGTCGGAAGAAGATCGCGACAAAGCCAACGATCGGTTTGTTCCCCGCATTATGTATTACAGGTGATGTATGGCGGGGCCAAAGTACGCTGCCGGTAAGTATTCGATCGCCGAGTGCGATCGCTGCGGTCAACGATACTTGCTCAAACAGTTGCGTAAGCTGACAATCAAGACAAAGATGGTCAGCATTAAAGTGTGTCCGGAATGTTGGGAACCTGATCAGCCACAGTTGCAGTTGGGCATGTATCCGGTCTATGATCCACAGGCAGTGCGTGAACCGCGTCCTGATGTCAGTTATCAGCAGGCGGGTACTACGGGGCTTCAGATCGCTTTAAATGGCGGTACAGGTCCAAATGCTGTGGGGTATCCAAGTCCGGGCAGTCGCGATATTCAGTGGGGATGGAATCCTGTCGGGGGCTCGAGAGCCAACGATGCCGGATTAACGCCAAACAACTTGGTGTTAACGATTCAACTTGGTACAGTAACGGTAGTGACTACCTGAAGGAGTCCACGATGGACGCGAAGAAAGCGGTTCACAAGCACGAGCGAGCGATGCATCCCGGCAAGCCGCTGACCAAACTTGCTAAAGGCGGCAAAACCAACGCGCAGATGCGGCAGCTTGGACGTAACCTTGCAAAGGTTGCCAACCAGAAGAAGTCTGTTCGTTCTGTTCGCGCCACGGGGATCTGACATGGCTAAATTTAGCATGAAAGTGAAGGGCAAAGAGATCGGCCCTGCCGATGTCTACGCGCCCGCGCACACTATGACGGGCGATAACGTCCGTTTGGGTAATGGTTATGATGCAGAACCGACCAAAGCGGACAGCGTGAACATGTCGGTGTACGGTGTTGATCGGCACGGCTACAGCCCAGAAGCTAAAACGACGGGCATCAAGATGCGTGGCACTGGCGCTGCAACGAAAGGCGTCATGTCTAGAGGGCCGATGGCGTGAACTACACGGAGCTCTCTGCAGCACTCGTTGCGTACACAGAAAACACCAGCACCGAGTTTGCTGCACAGATTCCTGTTTTTGTTAAACAGGCTGAACAGCGTATTTATAACTCTGTTCAGTTCCCGTCTCTGCGTAAAAACGTGACGGGAACAACGTCTGCAAATATTAAGTATCTTTCGTGCCCGCTTGATTTTCTTGCCGTTTACTCGTTTGCGGTTATTGACGGCACGGGTGCCTATGAGTATTTGCTGAACAAAGATGTGAACTACATTCGGCAAGCGTACCCGTCGCCTACTGATGCCGCCATTCCAAAATATTATGCGTTGTTTGGTCCGACGGTGTCTGGTACGACGATTACGACGGAGCTGTCTTTCCTTTTCGGCCCAACGCCAGATAACGCGTACACCGTCGAATTACACTATTACTACTATCCTGAGTCAATCGTCACGGCTAACACAACTTGGCTGGGCGACAATTTTGACTCGGTCTTGTTGTACGGTTCGCTGATTGAGGCTTACACCTACATGAAGGGTGAGCAAGATCTGATTACGCTTTACGATGGTAAGTACAAAGAAGCACTTGCTCTTGCTAAGCGTCTGGGCGACGGTATGGAGCGTCAAGATGCGTACCGGTCTGGGCAATACAGACAGGCGGTGACCTGATGGCTTTCACCGGCAACTATACTTGCGACGTGTTTAAGACGGGGTTGCTGACCGGCTCGTTTAATTTTTCGAGCGGGTCGTTTTACATGGCCCTCTATACGAACAATGCAACGCTTAATGCCAGTACAACCGCGTACACGACTACCGGCGAGGTTTCTGCTTCTGGGTATGCTGCAGCTTTATTGACGGGGGCTACCGTTGCTATTAACGATAATATTGCGTATCTTACGTTTAACAACCCTAGCTGGTCTGCTGCGTTCACCGCTCGGGGCGCGTTGATTTACAAGGCTGGTGATAATGGCGCTGTATGTGTCTTAGATTTTGGCACAGATAAAACTTCCGTCAGCACATTTACCGTGCAGTTTCCAACTGCCACCAACACTTCCGCAATCATTCGTTTGGGGTAAATCATGTCTCACGAAAAAGCCAAATCTACTGACATCGTGACCGCTTCGGTGGAACGCCATGTCCAACCGACCGAGAAAGTCAAAGCGGGCGGTAAGTTCTATATTGAGTGCCTCGACAAAGACGGCAATCGTAAGTGGGAAGCAGAGTCCAAGAACCTCGTGGTGAACGTGGGTCTTCAGGACATGAACACTCAGTACTTTAAGGGTGTGTCGTATTCTGCTGCTTGGTATATTGGGCTGTATGGCGCTGCTTCATCAAACAATCCGGCTGCTGGTGATACCGCTGCTCTTCATGCTGGCTGGACTGAGAACACGACCTACAGCAACGCCACCCGTCCTGCTGCAACGTTTGGGACGGCAACGACCGCAGATCCTTCGGTGATTAGCAACTCAGCCTCGCCAGCATCGTTTAGCATCAACGGCACCACGACCATTGGTGGCGCGTTCTTGATCAGCAACAATACTAAAGGCGGCTCCACAGGGATTCTGTTCTCTGCCGCTGATTTCCAGTCTCCCGGAGACCGGAGTGTGGTATCGGGCGATACGCTGAATGTGACCTATACGTTCTCGCTAGATGCTGCCTAATAGGCCGATGTCATGGCGCTTGTCCTAAAAGACCGTGTAAAAGAGACAACAACAACGACTAGCACTGGCACTTATACACTAGCCGGTGCTGTGACGGGCTATCAATCCTTTTCTGTCGTCGGTGACGGAAACACAACCTACTATACGGTCACAAATGGTACTGACTGGGAAGTCGGTATCGGAACGTACACATCTTCTGGAACTACGCTCAGTCGAGATACGATTCTTGACTCTAGCAATTCAGGGTCGGCTGTTAACTGGGGGTCAGGCAGTAAGGATGTGTTCCTGACGTATCCCGCAGAGCGTTCAGTTTATATTGACGGGTCAGATATTGTTCCCGCTACATCAGCGTCATATTCAGGCAACGTCACGACAATCCAACTAAGGTACAGCAGCACACCTGGATCTGTCCCGACTGGCGCAAGCCTTTCCGCTGGTGAGTTGGTGGTCAACACCGCTGACGGAAAGCTGTACTTCAAAAACAGTAGCGGCACTGTTCAGGTCTTAGCCCAGATCAATCAGGCCACAACAAATGGTGCTGAAACCCTAACCAACAAACGAATTGACCCAAGAGTATCTAGCACTGCATCGACCTCGGCCATCACTCCTGATATTTCTGCGTATGATCAGTATGTCGTAACGGCACAGGCGGCGGCGTTGCAGATTAACGCGCCAATCGGAACTCCTGTAGATGGTAACAAGCTGATCTTTCGTATTCTGGACAACGGGACATCGAGAGCGTTGACTTGGAACGGCACTTACACTGTAATTGGCGTAACGCTTCCTACCGCAACGACAATCAGCAAAACCACATATGTCGGCTGCATCTACAACGCCAATAACACGCGCTGGGATGTGGTCGCAGTAACCACGCAGGCATAACATGATCAAAATCGATTTTGAATTCGAAACGCCGCACGGCAAGTTCGCTGACGCTCTGCACCTGCCGGAAGATCACACCTTCACCGAGGCAGAGATCCAGGCCATGAAGGAGCAGCGCCGGGACAACTGGATCGCAGTAGTCACCGCGCCCCCGGTAGAACAGCCGGATACCACCAAAGAGATCGGTGGTGAGGTCTATCAAAAGCTAGAAGGAGTCCCGCCCTCTGGAGCCAAACTGATCGAGATTGATGGCATCTGGTTCTATAGGGTGTAACCGTGGCAGATCGCTACTGGGTCGGTGGAACGGCTGCGTGGGACGGTACTGCCGGTACCAAATGGGCGCTAACCTCCGGCGGTGCCGGTGGACAAGCTGTCCCTACGTCTGCGGACGATGTGTTCTTTGATGGTGCTTCCGGCGCAAACACCGTAACCATCTCTACAGGGAACACCGGGGCCAAGTCAATCAACTGCACTGGCTTTACCGGCACTCTAGCGGGATCTGCGGCTATCACGGTGTCTGGCAGCGTTACTTTGGTTGCCGGGATGACGGTGACTTATGTCGGTACGTTGACGCTTAATGGAACAGGAACGCTAACCAGCGCGGGTAAAACGCTTGGCCCGGTAACGATTAACGGCGCAGGTATTACGGTAACGCTTGGTGATGCACTAAATGTTGGGTCTAATACATTAAACGTCACACAGGGAACGTTTACAACTTCGGCCAGTAATTATTCCGTTACCGCTCTAAATTTGGTGTCTAACAACAGCAATACTCGAACAATTTCACTGAACGGCAGCACCCTTACTTTTAGTCAAAGTTCTAGTGGTAATTCGGTAAATTTTTCAACCAATACTAATCTAACTTTTAATGCTGGAACGTCAACAATTATATGCACAGGCTCTGGCACCGGTCTTGCTGGCGGGGCAGTAACTGCAACTGGGGTTACTTTTTATAATGTGTCTTTTACATCAGGAATAGCGGCAACGCATTTTATAACTAGTATTAATACCTTCAACAATTTAACCATTACCGCGCCATCTACCGTAGGTATTCGTCAAGTTACTTTTGATTCTCGCCAAACCATCAACGGCACCCTATCCACCACAAGCACCGCAGGCAATCGACGAGTTTTTTTTCAAGGTGTTACCTACGGCCTAGCCCAAACCCTCACGATCAACTCCGCTCCTAGTCTGACTGACGCAGACTTTCGGGACATCTACGTTGTTGGTACTGCTGCACCGATCTCTGGTACGAGGATCGGTGATTTAAGAGGATGCCGAGGGATCACATTCAGTGCGCCGAAGACGGTGTATTGGAATCTTGCTGGCGCACAGAACTGGTCTGCCAACGGCTGGTCGGATACCTCTACAGGAGCGCCCAATACCAATTTCTTCCCGCTCGCTCAAGACACAGCCACGTTCACTAACGCCGGGTCAGTGACCGGCACGATTACGATGGACTCTGCTGTTCCCTACACAGGGACGGTCGATATGTCTGGACGGACGAGCGCGATGACGTTGAACTTGGGAACTTTTACAATTTACGGAAATTGGATAAATGGTTCTGGGTCAAACGTATCGAGCGGAACCTTATTAACCTATTCCGGTAGAAACACACAGACCATTACCAGTGCAGGCAAGAGCTTTGGTGGTGCGTTAACGGTTGACTCCTACGGAGGCACAGTTCAGCTTGCTGATGCGCTGAATATTGGATCAAATATACTCACCGTCACCAACGGCACGTTTGATACCAAGAACTTCAATGTCACTGCTGGGACTTTGTCTTCCAGCAACTCCAACGTTAGGACAATTGCGTTGGGGTCAAGCACAGTTACAATAAGTAGTTCAGGTTCGGCTATAGGGTTGTCAACGGCAACGAACCTTACATTTAGCGCTGGTACTTCACAAATAAATTTGACGAGCAATAATTCAGCCGTAACTATTAACGGAGGCGGTGTAACGTTTTATAACGTGTCGTTTACAGGCACGGGAACATTCAACGCCGATCACACAATAAATTTTGTTAACACATTTAATAATTTAACAGTTGCCGCTCCATCATTTAGTGGCGAATATAGAAATGTGGCGTTTTCTCAAAATCAAACAATAAATGGCACCTTGACTGTTAATGGAGCAACAGTAATTAGGCGATTAAGTGTTAGGTCAAATTCACCTGGAGTTCCAGTAATATTAACTGTAGGGACTTTATCCGCAACAGACTGCGACTTCCAAGACATCACGATTGCTGGAGCTGCTGCGGGATCATCGCCGACCAGAGCAGGTAACTGCGGTGGGAACTCTGGAATTACGTTCCCTGCTCCAAAAACCGTTTACTGGAACCTTGCTGGATCACAGAACTGGACTGCTACGGGATGGTGTCCAACTTCTGGTGGAACGCCAGACATTAATCAATTTCCACTGCCACAAGATACTGCGGTGTTTGATGATACTGGGGCTGCTGGAACCATAGCATTTAATTTGCCACGGAACGTTGGAACATTTGATGCTTCTGCAAGAACGAGCGCAATGACATTGTCTGGGCCGTCTGGTCCGACTGTTTATGGAAATTGGAAATTTGGCACTGGCGTGACTTGCTCAATTAACGCAACAATGCAGTTTGCAAAAAATGGCACACAAACAATTACAAGTAATGGAGTGTCCTTTGGTGGTACAGCTATAAGTGTAATAAATATTTCAACAGTAGTACAGCTTGCTGATGCATTAACAACAACAAGTGTGTTTTCGTTGTCTGGAGGAACATTTGATGCTGTCACATACAATGTGACATTTACTACAGCGTCAACTAGTGGATCTACTAGAACATTAAAAATGGGATCTGGTACATGGACTTTAACAGGCACAGGCGCGGTATGGAATCCAACCGCATCTGGCTTAAACTTTTATAAAGGCACAGCCAATATTGTTCTGTCTAACACCAGCTCGTCAACACGATCTTTTGAAGGCGGGGATTTTACTTACAATAAACTCACCATCGGCGGGACAACCGGCACATCTACTTTATTTATCGGTGGAAACAATACATTTGCAGAGATTGCCAGCACGAAAACCGTTGCACATACCATAGACTTCCAAGCAACCAATCAGACCTTCGGCAAGTGGACTGTCACGGGCACTGCGGGTAACGTGGTCACGTTGGGAGGCACAGGAACCTCTCACATCCTTGCTGGCTCTTGCACATCCGGTATTGACTACCTTGCAATGGGCAGTATCGGCTTTGCAGCCACAAGCCCCGGTGAGTTCTACGCTGGAGCCAACAGCACAGGAACGGCAGCTGCGCCTGTTTACCGCACGGCTAAACCTGCTGATGGAACCCGCTACTGGGTCGGTGGCACGGGCAACTGGTCGGATACCGCGAGATGGTCTACTAGCTCTGGCGGCGGTTCCGGAGCAGCGGTTCCACGTAGTCACGATGATGTGATCTTTGATTCAGCCTCTAACGCAACTGCCTATACCGCTACGGTAGATGCCGTGACCGGCGGGATTCGGATGAAGTCACTCACGATCGCTGGGCCGCTGTCTGGCAATGTGACGCTTGCTGGATCGACCGCAATGGTCGGGATACACGGCAACGTAACGCTTCCTGCAACGGGACTGACGAGGACATATACTGGGAACATGACGTTATCCAGCAACTCGACTGGACTGACTTTTACGACTAATGGGGTAACGCTGGCAAGCACGATAACAATAAATGGCGTAGATTGTTCGTGGAGTTTGGGTAGTGCGCTAAATATAGGAACGTCAGCGCTGACGGTTACGAATGGCTCTATTAATCTTTCCACCTATAATTTAACGGCGGGCAATATCGCGTCTAATAACGGAAATACTCGCACAATTAACTTTGGCACGGGAACAACAACGTTGGGACTTTCTGGATTTATTAATTTTGGCACAACCGAAACAACTCGTGCAAACCTAACTGTTACCGCAAGCACCTCTCAGATTGACTCCTCAGACACTTCGCCAACCTTTTCTGGCAACAACCAAACTTTCTACAACGTCAGCTTTACCAATACCAGCCCCGGAACTACCATCACCATCAACGGCGTAAATAGCTTTAACAATCTGTCTTTCACCGGCATTACTTCTTCGGGCCTAAAGACCATTGCCCTGTCTGCCAACCAAACGGTCACCGGCACTTTGACCTTCTCCGCTGGCACCAACGCCACGATGCGGCAGTTTGTCCAATCAAACACAATTGGCACCACCCGCACGATCACTGCCGCTGCGTTCTCCGGTACGGATGTAGACTTTCGCGACATCACTATAGCGGGTGCTGCGGCTCCGGTATCTGGAACTCGGCTGGGGGACTGTAAGGGCAACAGTGGAATCACGTTTACCGCTGCGGCAAACAAATATTGGAACCTTGCAGCGGGTGGCGGCTGGTCCGCTACAGGCTGGGCCTTAACAAGTGGGGGCGGGGTTGCAGCAAATAACTTCCCTTTGGCGCAAGATACCTGCATCTTTGAAGCCACAGGGCTAAACAGCGGTGCCACGATAACCATCGATGTCTCCTACAACATCGGCACCATCGATATGTCGGCTCGCACGGCAAACACGATGACGCTGGCTACTGGGCCAGGACCCTCAATTTACGGAAATTGGATTAATGGAACAGGGACTACCATAACTGGTGGAGCTACAAGCCTGACATTTTTGGGTCGCGTAAGCCAAACCATAACGAGTCAGGGAAAATCTTTTCCACAATATTTGGTTATTAATTCAGTAGGTGGAACAGTATCATTACAAGATGCTTTTACATCGACTGGAAGTGGCGGTGCCCCAGCTATAACTATAACCAATGGGACATTCGACGCTGTAACTTATAATGTAACACTGTCAGGCAGCACAACTCAAGGCGGTGTAAGTTCTTCAAATTCTAATACAAGAACTATTGCTATAGGTTCTGGGACTTGGACTATAACTAACTCAGGAGGTTGGACTACATCCACCTCCACTAACCTCACCGTCACCGGCACCGGCACAATTAGCCTAACCAGCGCATCTTCTAAAAGTTTTCAAGGCGGCGGCGTTGCCTACACCAACATCACGCTGAATCAAGGCGGCAACGGTACGCTATCAATCGGCGGTAACAACACCTTCAAGACCATTAGCAGCACCGCTGCTGGTGCCAACACAATCAACATTGGAACGACGACTCAGCGGGTCACGACCTCATGGACGGCTACTGGCACGGTTGGCAACATCCTGACGGTAACAGGTACATCTGCGAGTTCTCCGGGTACGCTGATCTTTACCGGATCTGGAACGGCAGCGAACGTTGACTACCTAACGATCACCGGTGTGAGGGCGTTCAGTCTTGATACGACATGGTACGCTGGCGCAAACTCAACGAACAACGGCAGTTTAGGGTGGTACTTCAACGTCGCCCCCGCTCCGGGGACTGCAACATCTAACTTCTTCTTGTTCTTCTAATGTTTGGCTTTGGCTCATTCGCAGAGTTCCCGTTCTCGGCGCTCCCAGAGGGGGCTATAAACGTTTTTGTTTCTGAAAGCGCTACAGGTTCAGATAGTACGGCTGTTGGCGCGTCAATTTTTAACGCTGCATTAAATGAGAGTCTTACAGGTTCCGATAGTACGGCCGTTGGCGCGTTAATTTTTAACGCCGCATTAAATGAGAGTCTTACAGCTGCAGATCTGTTGGCAGCGGCCACTGACTTAGGGGTGAGTATTACAGAGAGTGCGTTGGTTTCAGATACCTTCTTGGTTGCGCCAAGTACCTTCAATGCGCCGTTCTCGGACTCGGTGACAGCATCAGACAGCGATGTGGGGTTCATCACGTTCCCTGCCACGATCTCTGAATCAGCAACCGGGACGGACACGGACGTTGGCTTTATCACGTTCCCGGCAACGATCAACGAAACATCAACTGCCTCTGAAACGATGGCAGCTCAGGCGGTGTTTGGAGCGTCAGTCACAGAGTCGGTCTTGGCGTTGGATGCCACAGCGGTTGCGCCGAGTATCTTCAATGTGGTGGTGCCGGAGTCTGCGGTTGCACAGGATTCAGTCAACTCGTTGGCGATCTTCCCGACCTCTTTCACTGACACCGTGACGGTGCTAGACTTGGCTGTCGGAGCATTTCTCTGGAACTTGATTGACGATGCTCAGCCGGGCAACTGGCAGAATGTCAACACCGCAAATGCCGGTGGGTGGACAACCATTGATACGAGCGCCGGGTCTGGCTGGATCAACATCGACACAATTTGAGGTTTTCACATGCCTACCTCCTATACCACGCTTCTCGGGCTAGCTAAACCTGCTACGGGCGAGCTTAGCGGTACGTGGGGCACGACGGTCAATAATTACATCACTGACTATGTCGACTCGGCGGTTGCTGGTGCACAAGTTATTAGTGGGACGCAGACGGCTGTCACGCTCTCGACAACAAACGGAAGCTCGCTCACTCAGGCCGGATCAGGAGCTGCGGGGTCCGCTCAGTACGCCATTATCCGCTGCACGGGCAGTCCCGCCGGTTTGTTAACGATAACAGTTCCGGCTGCAGACAAAGTCTATCTGGTCATCAATGCAACCTCGACCAGTCAGAGCGTAAAAGTTGTAGGGCTTGGGCCGACCACGGGCGTGACGGTAGCAGCCAGCAGAGCGGCTCTGATTGCTTGGAATGGTTCTGATTTTGCGCTTATCGCCACGACAGACATTACGAAACTGAGCGGTACGTTGGCAGTGGCGAACGGCGGGACTGGGATTACTTCTTTTGGCACTGGTGTAGCTACTGCACTTGGGCAGAACGTTACGGGTTCCGGCGGAATAGTTTTGTCCACCAGCCCGACGCTTACCACCCCAAACTTGGGCACACCGTCTGCTGCCACGTTGTCTAATGCCACCGGGCTTCCAATCGATGGTGGAACGACCGGCACTTTGCCGGTTAGTCGTGGTGGTACTGGAATAACTGCTTTCGGTACGGGTGTTGCGACCGCGCTTGGTCAAAACGTCACGGGATCTGGTGGTATAGCTCTTGCAACTTCACCTACTCTTGCAGGATCTCCTACCGCGCCAACACAATCATCCGGTACAAATAACACAACGGTCGCAACTACGGCTTTTGTTCAGGCGGCAGTTCAAACGGCGCTTCAAACGTTACATCCAGTTGGATCAATTTACATAAACGCCACCAATTCTACAAATCCGGGTACCTTGCTTGGATTCGGTACATGGACTGCATTTGGTGCCGGTCGCGTCCCGGTCGGTTTCAACGCCGCTAATCCTTTATTTGATACTGCGGAAGAAACTGGTGGTTCAGCCGACGCAATTGTGGTTAGTCATAACCATACGTTAAGCGGCAGCGCGGTGGTTAGTACAGCGAGTTTGACTGGTAGTTTTTATGCTGGTAAACCAAACAATTCCACGGGTATCGTAACTACAACTTCTGCGACTATTGCTGGTAGCGGATCTGGAAGTCAGGCATCTGGTAACGATTATGCTATCGATGCTTCGCACACTCATACACTATCTGGTACAACGGATACGACAGGTTCTTCTGGTACGAACGCAAACTACCAGCCATATATCACTGTGTATATGTGGAAACGGACGGCGTAAATCATGCCGCTCCAAAAAATCATATTCAAGCCCGGTATCAACCGTGAGAACACGCGTTATACCACGGAGGGTGGGTGGTATGACGGCGATAAAGTTCGTTTTCGTCAAGGCAATCCCGAGACGATTGGCGGATGGGTGCCATACTCATTGACGACGTTTCAAGGCATTTGCCGCTCGCTTAATGCATGGGTCACGCTGGATAACCAAAACTTAATTGGGCTTGGCACCAACTTAAAGTTCTACATTGAGAATGGCGGCGCTTACTACAACATCACGCCCATTCGTGAAACATCGACCATTAACGCCAATCCGTTTGCGCTGACCGCGTCAACCACAGTGACGGTGACTGATACGAATCACGGCTGTGCGACCGGCGACTTTGTGACGTTTAGCGGAGCCGTTGATATTGGCGGCGGCGGCACGAACGTGACGGCAGCGGTGCTCAATCAAGAATTCCAAGTTACTGTTGTTGACGCCAACACGTACACCATTACTATTTCGGTGACGCCAAATGCTACTGCTATTGCAGGCTCACCCGGTGGCGGAGCCGCTGTTGTTGCGACATATCAACTCAATGTCGGGCCTGCATTTGCAGTGCCGCTAACGGGCTGGGGCGCAGGTACGTGGAGTAGTGGCACGTGGGGCACCACGGTCTCGACGACGCAATATGTGTTGCGCCAATGGAGCCAGCAAAATTATGGTGAGGACTTGGTCTTTGGTCCTCGCGGTGGCGGGGTGTACTATTGGGATGCTACGGGCGGGTTGAGCGCTCCCGGCGTGCTGCTCAATTCGTTGGGGGGTAATGTCACATTTACCACCGCCAGCCCCACGGTCGTGACGTTTACAACGCCGCTCACTGAAGGCACAGCGGTTCAGTTCAGTAATACAGGCGGTTCGTTGCCTACCGGCATATCAGCCGCTACGACTTACTATCTGTTTAACGTGTCTGGTTTGACGGCAAATTTATTGGATAGTAGCGGGGCGCTGGTCAATGTGACGGCTGCTGGTTCGGGCACGAACAAAATTTCGTTGCTGGTCGACGTACCAACTAGCCAAAATTACCTGACTGTTTCTGACACAAGCCGATTTATTTTTGCGTTTGGCTGCAACGATTATGGATCGTCGACGCTAGATCCAATGCTGATTCGCTGGTCGCACCTTGATAATCCGTACGTGTGGACCCCCGATCTAGCAAATCAAGCCGGTTTTATTCGGTTGTCTCACGGTTCGGAAATCGTAACGGCTGTTCAAACGCGGCAAGAAATTGTCGTGTTTACCGATTCGAGTGTTTATAGCTTGCAGTATCTTGGACCACCCGATGTGTGGGGTAGCCAGTTGCTGGGCGACAATATTTCAATTGCCGGTCAAAACGCGGCAGTTATTGCGTCAGGCGTTATTTATTGGATGGGCGTGGATAAGTTTTACGCCTATGACGGGCGTGTGCAGACGTTGAACTGCGACGTGCGGCGTTATGTCTTTAATGACTTCAATCTGGATCAGCGCGTGCAAGTATTTGCCAGCACCAACGAAGCCTTTAATGAAGTCTGGTGGCTATACTGTTCTGCCGATGCTAGCTATCCTGATCGCTACGTGGTCTACAACTATCTTGAGCGGATCTGGTACTACGGCACATTGAGTCGTTCTGCATGGATGGACTCTGGGCTGCGGGCCCACCCGATGGCGACAACCTATAACTCGTCTACGCAGACTGGACGGCTGATCGACCACGAGAACGGCATCAACGACAACACCGACGGCACGACCAACGCGCTCAGCGCTAACATCTCTTCGTCAGAGTTTGATATTGGAGACGGGCATAACTTCGGTTTTGTGTGGCGTGTGCTGCCCGACCTGACGTTCAGCAATTCCAGCAACTCTCCTGCTAATGTATCGCCACGTGTCACAATGACCTTGCGAGCACTCTATAACTCCGGTTCGGGGCAGGTTTCATCAGCCAGCGGTGTTGTCGCTGAAGGCACTTCGTACGTTATTACTGAAGAATTCACAGGCCAAATCTTCACTCGAGTGCGCGGTCGGCAGATGATTTTTGAGATTTCTTCGGAGCAGGTCAACACCTGCTGGCAGTTGGGTGCACCGCGAATCGACATCAAACCGGATGGTAGAAGATGACTTTTGTAGTCACCACTGATTATGCAATTGATAAGATTGCTGCGCCCAGTCTTCCGCTTGCACCTTCTCAGTGGAACGCGCAATTTCAAGATCAGTACAGCAACGTCCTGCGTCTGTATTTCAACCGGCTGGATAACTTCATAGCACGACTTATGGCAAATGCATCCACCCTGCCGGTCTCCGGCACAGTGTCACTACCGCCGACATATTTGGATGCGTTTGGGCGTCAAAGGGTCAGTCAGCCCTTTACCCTCTTTGATAGTCAGAACCGCTACGCTGCCGACAATCAGTTTGACGTAGCGACAACGGGAACCGGCACGACCACCTTTCTTTCCAATGAAGCAGCGGTGAAGATGGAGGTTACAAGCGGCGGGGTTGGGTCAGTTAAACGGCAGTCCTATCGTTCGTTCCCGTATCAGCCCGGTAAAGGGCTGTTGGTTCTTGCTACCTTTGTGATGGACAGCAGTCAGAGCTTGAATTTGACGCAGCGGGTTGGCTACTACAACGACCAGAACGGGGTTTTCTTCCAGCGGGTTGATGGGACGTATGCGTTTGTCCTGCGTTCGTATGTTACCGGTTCAGTTTCTGACGCCAGAACTGTCACTCAACAGAATTGGAATGGTGACAAGTTAGATGGCACGGGAGCGTCAGGCTACACCCTTGATCCGTCAAAAGCGCAGATTCTGTGGATGGACTTTGAGTGGCTGGGTGTTGGTTCGGTGCGCTGTGGATTCATCATCAACGGCGAATATATTGTCTGCCATACATTTACTAACGCCAACGAAATCACGAACGTCTACATGACCACGGCGATCCTACCGGTGCGGTATGAGATCGTTACTTCATCGGCGCTTGCGGCGTCTATGAAATCTATTTGCTGCTCAGTGGTTTCTGAGGGCGGGTTTGAGCAGACATCGATTGACCATGTAGCACGTCGCACCACATCATTTACCAACATCGATACGGCAGCGTTTTATCCGATTGTGTCTATTCGGCTGGCATCGGGTAGGACTGGTGCGGTTGTGCTGCCAAACCGAGTGCAGTTCCTGCCTTTGACCAGCCAAAACTATGAAGTTGCATTAATTAAGAACCCAACCTTAACCGGCGCAACTTGGGCAGCTACGGTGCCAACAGATTCCAACGTGGATTATGACATTGCGGCGACCGCCATGACTGGCGGGTCAATTGTGCAGACGGACTATGTCACTTCGACTGGCAGCGGTGGCACGACAACTACATCTTTGCCGACAGGCTACAACTGGGATTTGCAGCTTGGCACGTCAATTGCCGGGACCAGTGATGTGTACACATTAGGGGTTAGGACGGTGTCCGGTGCCACCAAAGGTGACGGTGTCGGATCGCTATCGTTTTATGATCTGACGCAGTAAATAGACCTTTGAATCGGCGCTTTTAGAGTGATACGATTGCATAAAAGGAGCCTCTCATGGCTGGAATGGGAATTGGAGAAGCAGCGCTCTTGAGCGCGGCAATTGGCGGTGGGACATCAGCCATTCAAGGTAAAGATCCGCTGAAGGGCGCAATCATTGGCGGTATTGGAGGCGCGGCGCTAGGTGGGCTGGGCAGTGCGTTGAGTGGTGCGGGTGGCGCAGCGGGAGCTGAGGCGTTAGGAGCGGGCGTCACAGGCAGCGTGCAACCTGCGTTGGCTGCAGGTCAGACCTATAGCGCGATGGGCAATGTCATTCCAGCGGCGACAGCGGCAGGTGCCAGTACTGGGCCGATGCTTGAAGCCGCTTCTGCGGCCCCCAGTTTTTTAAGCAGCCCCACCGCATGGTGGCAAAGCCTGACGCCCACTCAAAAGATGCTTTACGGCGGTGGTGCCGGGTTGGGTGTGTTGGCGCTGAGTAACCGTCGCTCTGGTGTGCCGGAACAAGAAAAATACACCGGCCCGCTTTCTCGTTTTCAGTACAATCCAGATACGTATCGTCCCGCTTTTCCTATGGCCGGTGGCGGGATTGCCGCTCTGAGCGGCGATGCACAACCTGTACAGCAGACCGAACCCGTCGTCTTTATGAACACAGGCGGCATCTCGGATCTTGGCACTTACTCTGATGGCGGTCGTCTGTTACGCGGTCCGGGTGATGGCATGTCGGACAACATTCCTGCGACGATTGCCGGTAAGCGGCCAGCGCGGCTAGCCGACGGTGAGTTTGTGGTGCCAGCTGATGTTGTGTCTCATCTCGGCAACGGCTCGACCGATGCAGGCGCTAAGCAGTTGTACAAGATGATGGATAAAGTCCGCGAGACGCGCACCGGCAACAAAAAGCAAGGGCGTCAGATCAACCCTGAAAAGTTCATGCCCGCGTAAGGAGCAGATCATGGCTGGTGGTGGAATGAGTGCAGGACCGCAGCAAGGCCCACAAGGCGCTTCGCAGCCAACCGGTTTTGGCGGGCAACGCGGTTACAGCAATCCGTACAGTGGTTTTGGTGGTGGCTATGACTTTGGACAGTTTAGAGGTTCCAATCCGGTTTTAGATCAACGATACGCCGCCCAAACTTCAGCACAACCTCTTGAACAACCACAGTCGCCTAGTGAAGTTCCTGCAGGTGGCAGCACATCTCGCTTTACGGGAGAAACTCCGCCTTCCGGCTATCGTCCGATGGGGAACGCACCGCAGTTCTATCAGCCGGTGTATCAGCCGCAGTACATGAACTATCAGAGTCCGTTTGGTGGTTTTGGGGGCTACGGTGGTGGCTACGGTGGTGGCTACGGTGGTGGCTACGGTGGTGGCTACGGTGGTGGCTACGGTGGTGGCTACGGCAGTCCGTTTGGCGGTTACGGCAGTCCGTTTGGTGGTTACGGCAGAATGGGCGGATTTGATCGTGCTCAAAGCATGGGTGCGCCAATAATGGGGGGTGTCCGCTCCTTATGGTCACAGCAATCTACCCCCTATCAACCGCTGAGCTTCAACCCGCCTGCAGTAAAAGGTAGTAGTGGATATAGTAGTGGATATAGTGGCGGCACCTATGGTGGAAATGTAGGCGGTACAGATGGCTTGGGTGACGCTAGTAGTCCGAGTGATGCAAGCGGCAGTGATGGTGAAGGCGGTGATGGCGGTGCTTATGCTCACGGTGGCATCATGCGGCTGCTTAAAAAATGAGCTTTCGTATTCGTGTGGTTGACAATGCGTACGTCAATCAGACGTGGCCGCAGGTTGAGCCGTTTATTGCGGAGGCGATGCAAAAGGGTGGTGACTTTCCTGCATGGGCTGAGAACTATACCGTCGAGCACATCCAAGTTTTTGTGACCACCGGCACGTGGCTCCTCATCGTGGCCGTAGATGAAGAAGACAAAATTCGAGGCGCGTGTACGGTCTCGTTTATTAACTATCCCATGCATCGTGTCGCGTTTGTTACCGCTATCGGTGGCAGACTTATTTCTAACCAAGAGACGTTTGCGCAGCTTAAAGCCATACTGAAAGCTTACGGAGCAACAAAGATTCAGGGATACGGACGAGACGCGATTGTCCGTCTTTGGAGCCGTTATCATTTTGAGCCAAGGAACACCTTGGTTGAGGTGCAGATATGAACTATTCCCGTCGACAACTGTATGCCGTTGGAGAGCCGCTGGGCGATGCTGCTACGCACAAAGTCGGCGGCAAAATCATTTACGGCGGTGGTGGCGGTGGTGGAGCGCCCACTTCACAAACCATCACTCAATCCAACATCCCGGACTGGCTGCGTCCTCAAGTCGAGACCGTTCTTGGCGGTGCAATGCAGGAGATGTTTAAGACACAGCCGGGTGAAGGCGGCAAAATTGATGTGACGGGTGTTAAACCCTACATCCCCTACAGCGCCAATCCTGCGGACTATGTTGCTGGGTTTAGCCCCATGCAAGAACAGGCGATGTATGGTGCGGCTAACCTGCGCGTCCCCGGGCAGTACGGTGAAGCGACGCAAATGTCCCGTATGGCTGGTATGGGCGGTCTGGGTGCTGCTGGACAGGCTGCAGGCTATGGCGGTATGGGGGCTGATTACGGGGCTCAGGCCGCTCAACTGGCCGATGCAGCGCAGAGGTACGGGCAACAAGGGGCGATGGGCGCAGCCGGTGTAGGTGCAGATGTTGGCTCTCTGGCGCGTGGCTATGCCGCGCAGCAAGCCGGTGCTGGCGGTCAGTATGCGGGCATGGCAACAAGTCCGCAGGCGATGCAAGCCTACATGTCTCCGTTCATGCAGAACGTTGTCGACGTGCAGCAGCAAGCCGCTCAGCGACAGGCCGATATAGCCAATCAAGCGCTGCAAGCTCAAGCTGTTAAAAGTGGTTCGTTTGGTGGTGGGCGTTACGCTCTTCAGCAAGCGCAAGCTGCTGCGGATCTTGCTCGGCAAAAGCAAAACATTCAAGCTCAGGGACTTCAGCAAGCGTTTCAGCAAGCGCAGCAGGCTCAGCAGTTCGGTGCGGGGCTGGGACTCCAAGGGCTATCCGGTGCGCAGCAAGGGCTGGGCAACATCTTGCAAGGCGGTCAACTGGGCCTGCAAGGTGCGGGTATGGGCCTGCAAGGCATCGGTCAAGCCGGTCAAATGTACGGGCTGGGCATGCAGGGTGCGGGTCTGGGTCTGCGCGGTATCGAGACGGGTCTTGGCGGCTACGGACTGCTCGGTCAACAAGCGGGCATGATGGGCAATCTTGGGCAGCAAGAGCTTGCCGCTCGTCAAGGCATCATTGGCACGCAGTCTCAGCTTGGCGGGATGCAGCAGCAACAGCAGCAAAACATTATTAATCAGGCAATCCAGAACTACGCACAGGCGCAACAGTATCCGCTGCAGACTTTTAACGCTTACAACGCGCTGCTTCGTGGGTATGCTGTCCCCGGTCAGACCGCCACTACGTATCAAGCTGCGCCAAGCCTGCCGTCTCAGTTGGCCGGTGTGGGTATGGGCGCATACGGCGTCTCGCAGTTGATGAAGAAAAAAGGCGGCACCGTCAAGGCGATGGCTGAGGGCGGTGTATCAGAAATCGACGACAAGGTACGCAGTAACCCGACCAAGTACTCCGAAGACCAGATCAAGCGTAGCGCGGCTAATGAAGTGATTGACCCGCAGACTGCGGCGATGGCGCTGGCTGAGATTGCTCGTGCTCGGAAAGCAGCGGCTGGCATCAACATGCTGCCGTCGGGATTGCCTGCGCAAGGGTTTGCTCCGGGTGGGATCGTCGCGTTTGAGGACGGCGGCAAGGTTGAGCGGTATCAGAATCAGGGGCTTGTCGGTACACCGCCTGTCCAGCAACCTAACGAATCGTTTGAAGCCTTTCGTCAAAGAACAATTAAATTTTACTCAGACAAAGTAGATGCTGAACGCGCAGCACGTGCCGCAAGAGTAGAAGCAGAACGTCAAAGACGCTTGGAGGAGATGGGCGGGCGAGCCATTCCGCGCAGTCCGTTTGTGGCGGAACCTGTCGGTATTCAAGATCCGTTTATGACAGAGCCCGGATTTGCTCCGGCAGCTCCTCGTGCTGCGCAACCCGCTCCTGCTCCCGTTCCCGAATCTACCCCGGCTCCCGGGCCCGCGCCTGCTCCCGCTGGTGGCGTTGCTACCCTGCCTCAAACAGTAATGTCTCCGCAAGATATTCTGGCGATGGCGACCAAAGCTGGTAAAGAAGCGGTGCCTACTGGGCTAGCCGGAGCGGGATTGGAGCAACTGACACCTGCAAAACTTCGAGAACTTACGCAAGCGGGCATGCCCCAAGGTGCTGCAGCGTATCAATCAGAACTCACGCCGATGCAAGAGCGTTTGGCGCAGCAAACTCGTGAAGCTGCGGAAGCAAGCAGGCAAGAAAGCCAAGGTATCTTGGATCGTTTGGACAAGCTGCGTGCCTCGCAAGAGGCGCGTTATACCGCCAAAGTTAAAGATCTCGAGACCGATCGCAGCCGTTCTGTGGGTATCGCGTTCCTCGAAGCGGCTCAAGCTATGACGCAGCCCGGACAGACTTTCTTGCAAGGTCTTACGCGTAGTGCTGCCGCAGGCGGCAAGCGCTTGATGGAAGATCGCGAGCGTCTGGATGCGAAGGCAGACAAACTGGCTGATGCGTTGGAGCGTGTTGACGAAGCCCGTCTGGGTGATCGTCGTGAGCGTAACGCGGCTGAGACGCAGTACCGGAATGCGCTGCTTGGAGTGGAGCGTGAGTTGGTCAATAATGCTCAGACCAATTTCAACATGAATAAGGCTGAGGCTAGAGATTTTGTAAAGATGGGTGTTGAACGGGAAGTGCAAGCAGCCGGTATCGCTCTTAAGCAACGGGAACTGGCAATTAATGCAGAGCAAGGTGCTGCACGGAATGCGATTGGGGCGATTCAAGCGAGCGCTGCGCTACGTCAAGCAGAGCGGCCTGCTCCGCAACTTGAACTTGTTAGTGCTATCCAAGCTGATCCAAAATTGCTTGAAACATATCGGGCAATGCACCCAGTCGAACGTAAAAACATCATGGAATATTATGCAGAGTGGATGAAGGGGGCTGGGCCGCAAGTGCAAATGATGCCGCCAGAGCAGCGGATTGCGGCGTTTATGGCTGAAATGGGCGTATTAAGTGGGCCAAAAAATGTCCCGGTTTCTTCTCGGCCAACTGGCACTGTGGTGAATCAACCTCCGGCAAGGTGATTAAGCGATGGCTCAATACCTGAATCTTCCGAGCGGTAATTCGTTCCTTCTTAACGAAGGAGAAGACCCTCAAAAGGGATGGCTTCGGGCGCTTAAAGAACATCCGGAACAGTTTGGTTTTGCAAAGTCTGGTCCAAAACCCGAAGGTGGTATCGGTGCGGCGTTTAGTGCCGCACTGTCTCGTCTTGGTGGTGAAACAGCATTGACCGCTGGTAAAGCGGGTATCTTGGATTTAGCCCAAGCCGAAGAAATTTATCGTCGGCAGCAAGAGAAAGCATCGCAAATCTTCCGGCCAACTGAGAAAGGCTGGACCGAAGCGCCGTTAACAAAGCTTGGGGAACTGGCCGGTGGTTCAGCGGCCTACATGCTTGCGCCTGCTGCGGTTGGTCTTGGGGCAGCGTTCGCTCCTGTGGCAGCACCGGGTCTGTTGGGGGCGGGTCTTGCAGGACTGGCAAGCCTCGGGCAATTTACCGGCTCTAACCTTGCCGCGCAGATGGAAGAAGGCAAGAAAGGACTGGCTGAGACAAGTGGTGCTGCTGCGGTTGGCGCTGCCGTTCCTCAAGCCGCGCTGGATGTGTTGAGCTTCCGCATGATCCCCGGCATTCAGCGGATCTTTGGTTCGCTAGGTCGGGAAGTTACTGAAGCCGAAGCCAAAGCGTTGGCTGCACAGACCCTTCGCCAAAAAGCGGGTGATTACGCTGCCGCCACCGGCAGGACGATGGGCGTCGAAGGTCTCACGGAAGTGGGGCAGGATGTGCTTGAGAAGTTGCAGGCAGGCGCTGAGATTGCCGATCCCAAAGCCCGTGAAGACTACCTTGAGAGCTTGATCGGTGGCGCTGCCTTAGCTGGCATCCTCGGCCCTGTGGGTCGCTTTGCTCAACGCAGCGGCATTCAAGCACGCGGACGAGAACTAGAAAAAGAACGTTTGGCTGCGGAAGCTAAAGCTGCCGAAGAGGAAGCAAAAGCTTTCAAACTTACACCGTTTGAAGAACAACTGGGACCAGAAGCACCTGCTGCAGTGCAGCTACCGCGCATCCAAACGCGTCTCTCTGAGATCGAGAACGAGGTTGTTGTAGCGCGTCAAGCAAAGGACATGGACGCTTTGGTTCGTCTGATGAAGGAACGCAATGCGCTTGAAGCCCAACTGGAAACGCAGCGTGCGGAAGAAGACGCACTAAAAGCGGAGAATGCTCGTGCACTCGAACAAAAGCGTGTCGAGTTGGAGACCAAAGAAGAACGCCTGCTGACTGCACTGGATAAAGCTCAATTTGCTGCAGCCAAACAAAAAATTTTAGAACAGCTGGCTCCGGTGCAAGAAGAACTCAAAACGGTTCGAGCACAGCTGCCTGAAAAAGTCACGCACGAGGGTTTGCTGAAAGAAGAAAAGAACGCGCTGAGAGCGCTGAAAAAAGCCGAAGAAAGCGGTGATACTGATGCGTTGTTAGCCGCCACGCAGCGTGTGGCAAAATCTCAAGAACAGCTTGGGCTGTTTGGTATGGAAGCGTTTGTAGCCGATGAACAGGCTGCTGCGCGTTCCCGCGCTCAAGCTGGTGCTCAGGAAGCTTTGCAAGCCAGCGGTCGCACGCTTCGGCTTCCGGCACCGGCAGCACCAGCCATCCCGATGGGTGTCAATACGGGGCTGTTTTCAGTTGCTCCGTACGGCGAGCTTGGACGGGTGTCGCCTTCACAAGAAACGCTCTTCGGCCCTCCGGAACGACAGTATGAAGTGTCGACCGAGCAGGCGGGCATGCCCCAGCGGCAACTTGAGCAAGCCGTCTCAACGCTTGCGACTAAGCCGGATCTGACGCCGGAAGACCGTTCGCTACTTGAACGTGTGCAGGCGGTGGCAACACCGGCTTCGGGGTTGCCGCAGACTGAAGCGATCCAAGCAAAGATTGATGCGTTGGATCAGCGCAGCGCAGCGCTTACAAGAGAACTTGAAAAGCAAAAAAGCAGACCGGGACGGTTTGCCACGCTTCGGCAAGATTTGCAAAGACAGTTTGATGCTGCTCAAAGACGCGTTGCTGAATTATCGGAGAAGCTTCGCATCTATGAAAAAGATGCCGATAAATTTAATACGTTGCTAAAAACAGCCAAGACCGAGGACGAAGCAAAAACAATTCGCGCAAATAAAGCGACAGAAGAAGCGAACATTGCAAATCTAAAACAGAATTTGGATGCCGCTAACACAGAAGTCATTCAGCTTGATAACCGTTTGAAAGCAGTAGCGCGACGTGTTGATGCTACCGATGCAAAAAGCGTTCGTAAGATTGCGGCGTTAGAACGTCGGCTCGCGGCTATTGCGCGACAAAAATCGCAACTGTCAGAAACTCCTACAGCACAACCGTCTTTGCTTGAAAGGCTTAGCACGACTGGTGCTGCTCGTGCACGTCAACGTGTCGAAGAGATCCAAAAAGAGATCGATGCAATTGAGCGTGGCACACAAGCCGACACGACGTTGTCTGGTCGGCAGAAGCTTGATCGGATCGCCCAGCTCAAAGAAGAGCAAGCCCGTCTCCGGCAGGAGACCGTTTCACTGCGCCAGCGTATCACCGACTGGCTGAACGACACCGCTCGGGGTGTCGACAACACCAACTCCCGCCAAGCGTTGACAGATGCGCTCCAGCAGGTTGAGGCTGCACAGCGAGGATTTGACGCGCAGCAAACGGATTTGTTTGCGGGTACTGAGGCAGCACGCTCTGTTGAGTTTCAAACGACCGAGCAGTTCCAGAAGTTCATGGCTTCGGAAGAGCTGAACAACCTGCGCCGTCAACAAGGGCTTCTCAAGCCAACTGTTGCGTACTTGCAGAAACAAGCAAGTAAACTTCAAACGCTGCTAAAAGATCTTAACGCAAAGCTCAAGCTGTTTACGAATCTTCAAAAAGCACGCACGGAAAGTGCGGAAAAAGCGCAGAACGCAGCAAAAGCAAAATACGCAGAAGCATGGCAAAAAGTTCTTCAGGGTTTGCCGGAAGAGCACTCAAAGTACGCATACGCAAAACTGGAGTTGGAAAACGCAACAGCGACTTATGCTGGATTGATTGACTTTCAAAAAGCAGCGATGGACGCGCTTGATCGTGCCCTTGCGGTAGATTCTGTGTGGGCGCAAGTCGATAAGAATGAGAAAGCACGTTTCCTTGCTGCGCTAAAAGAACCTAAGCAAAACCTTGAAGCGGCTATTGAAAAGCTGGCCGTTATGCGGGAGCAAATCGCTAAGGCGCAGGTTGGCGAAGCAGTTGACCCGTATACCGCCTTATGGCCTGAGTATTCTGCCGCGCAGAAAGAAGCACAGAAAGCGTACGAGGCTTTCCAAAAAGTAATACGCGACCGCAAGAAGATTGTGCCACCTGCCAACGCAGTTGTCGCAGATAAAGAAATCAAAAACTTCTTGATGCAGGATGCTGAACTTACCGAGATGCTGATTGCGCAGCAGCGAGCCATCTACAAATTTGAGCGCATGTTGCTTGATGCGCAAGAGCAGTTGGAAACGGCAAAAGCATCGCTTCGGCAAGATCCGTTGTTAAAAAATTATTTTGATGCTCTTGAAGACGCTATCGCCACTGCGGCAGAATCTACCAAAGCACCCGTTACGCTTATGGAGTCGGCGCTTACAGATTCGTTTTTGAAACTGCCAGCGGCCATTAAAAAAGCCAACGAAGAACTTAACAAGCTTCAGCAACAAACTGCGCCGTCTCCGGGTGCAACAGCAGGCGAGCGGTACGAACGCTACACAGATCCTAATCGAGCAGCGGAAATTAAAAAGGAACTTGAGCTGCTGCAAACGGAACGCGATAAGCTTGCAAATGCCCTTAGAAATAAAGAAGCTATTAAAACTGACACTGGAGTTGCCCTCGTTCCTAAGCGAAAATATCTCAGTGCAGCTCCAGAAAAGTTTGCAGGTATCGTAAAAGCTCAAGAGCTTTTGCGTACTGCCGCCACAAGCGTTAAAGACGAACGTGTTACTGCACTTACGCCAAAAACCCGTGTGGCATTGTTGGACGGGCGGATCGAAGAGCTGCAAAGAGAACTGGATTCTATCGACCGCTACAAGCTGGCACGTCGTGAGCGTCGTCTTGAGGAAGTCGGGGCTGCGGCAGAGCGTCAGCAAAAAACTCGTGACGAAATGCGTGCTGAGAATGAACGCCTTGCACGTGAAGCCGAGGCTACGACGCGGGTGACGTTTGAACCGCTTCGTCCGGAGCAGCAGAGAGCGCTTGACGAAGCCAAACAGCAGCTTGATACGCTGATCAAGAACAAGCAGGCTGCTGTAGAACAAAAACAGAATCAAACAGACAACTTCCGTTTGTCAGACGAGCGAAAAAAAGCGGTTGCCGACGTTCAAAAGAAACAAGCTGATGCTCTTGCAGCGCAAAAGAAAGCAGCAGTTAAAGCCGTTAAAAATGGCGAGAAAACCAAAGATGCAGTAAAGAAGGAGCTGGAAGAAGCGCGAACAAAAGCGGCTGCAGAAGTCCGCAAGGTTCGCACTGAAGTGATTGAAGCGCAGCGTGCGGACGACCTCAAAAAAATCTCCGGCATGTTCGACACGCAGATCGAACAGAAGCAAGCCCAAATCCGGGCGATTCGCGGTGTGTCACGTCCGTCTGAGCGTCGTGAAGCCCAAGCTCGTCAGACTCAAGCTTTGCAGCGTGAGATCGGTAAGCCCGTCAAGATGACGGAGGCGATGCAGGAAGAGCTGCTGACCGACGCTGAGAAGAAAGCTATTGACGAAGGCACAAAGACTCTTGAGCAGGTGATGGCAGATCGTAAGCGTGCTGGGCGTACAGGTAAAACTGTTGTGCACGTTCGTACTGGGCGTGTGTCTGAAGCACGTCGTGCGGTTTCTAAGCGCGATTTGACCAAGGCCGAACAAGACGTTGAGAATGCTGAAGCCAACCGGCTATCTGCTCAGTTTGCTGCGGATGCAGAAGCGCGTTATGTCCGTGATTTGCTTGGGTTTGCAAAGCGTGAGTTGGACGTTGACTACAGTTCTTTGGCCGATGATGTTGTTGCACTAGAGTACGCAGTGCTTAATCAGCAAGCGGTGCAGGAAGCACAAGCTGCCATCACGTCCAAAAGGAAAGCTACAAAAAAAGAACAAGAAAAATTGGCGACAACAATTGCCGAGTCGCTGGACCGCATCACCTCCTCCGAGTACGCCGCCCGGGAGAACACTTCGCTCGACGAGACGACGACTGCTGCTGTCGGCAAGGGCGACCTGAAGAGCGCCCTGGAGTCTTTGGCGAAGAACGGCTCCACGCCCTTTGTGCGGATGGTTGCGCAGCGTCTGCTGCCGATGGTGGAGAACACCAAGCTCGAAACGGCTACGCTTGAAGGCAAAGGCGGTGAGTTCGATCCCAACACCAATACAGTCACGCTGAACAAGGACGCGCTGACTGAAGAGGATTTGATTCACGAGCCGGTCCATGCCGCCACCATCGGCGTCATCGACGCGAAACCAGACACGCTCACCAAAGAACAACTCGACGCTCGCACTGCACTGGAGAAGCTCTACGCCAAGATGCAGGCTCGTCCCGAATTCAAAGACGAGTACGGCAACGTCAGCTTCAAGGAGTTTGTCTCGGAGCTGTTGTCGAACCAAGCAGTGCGTGACAAGGTTGATCAGACCAAGGGTCTGCTGCGCCGTATCTACGAAGGCTTCCTGCGCATGCTGGGCATCGAGCCCACGACGTTGTCCGACAAAGCGGTTGAGCAGGCATTCGCCATGTTCAGCCCAAGCCAAGCCACACTGAATCGTGAAGAGCGTCTCTCCTCCATCATGCGGGGTGTGTTCCCCGGTACCAAACCCACGTTTTCTGCAGACGTACCGCAGAGTATTCAAGACGCCGTTAATAAGACTGTAGCGCGTAACGCCACACTTGGCGACAAGCTAATGGCGAATATGACGGGCCTGCGCTTGCGCACGTTCATTGCGGACAACTGGGCTCCAACCGATCAGCTCCGCAAGATGGGCGTGGCGGAAGGCAAGATCGATGAAGCGCAGTCGATGCAGATGTTGATCAATATGCGGCTCCTCAGCAACCAACAGGAATACACCAACGCGGCGATGGTCAATGGTGTGCCTGAGCTGAAAGTGATCGACGGTGTACGTGTCATCGAAGGCGGTGATGCTAAAGCCAACGGACGCACGATCGCAGCAGCGCTTAACAAAGCCAAGGCACTTGGAAACGAGCAAGCGATTGAGCGCACTTTCACATTCTGGCTGGCTGGGTTGCGTGCCAAGCAAGACGGTGTGGGCTTTGAGAAACTGAACTTCAGTCTGACGCCTGCTGAGTTGGCAAAGATCAAAGCCAGTCTGACAGAACTGGAAGACCAAGTCTTCAAGAAGCA